ACCCGTAACAGTGGTGTCTAACAAATAAAATGATGTACTTTTGTCCAGTAACACTAGCGTTGCATCAGCAGGAACTGAAATCGTGTTTGCAATCGAACGGTATGTTGTACCGTCTGCAAGACGAAGTTCCACTGTGCAATCGTATGCAGTTGCTGGATCCAGATTTGCTACAATGATTGTGTTGATTTTATGTGTCGCACCTGATGCAGGCGCTGCAACCAATCCTTGTCGTGCAGTGTTTGCTGGCGTAAGTGTCACTGTATGTGGTACAATGGTAGTTACGTTTACAATATTAGGTGCGGCCATTTATTATGCTCCAAAAATAATTGATCCTATAAATCCTGAACTTAGGATTTTTGAGTTTGCTGAAGAAGAAAATTGATTTGCTGAAATTGATGTCTCGGCAATGAGATTACCAGTGATTTGCCCTGCAACGATGTTATTGCCACGAATTGCATTCGCAACGATGTTGTTACCCGACACAGCATTGTCTGCAATCAAGTTACCCGTAATCGTACCAGCAACGATGTTATTGCCACGAATTGCATTGACTGTGATATTGTTACCAGAAACTGCACCACTTGCAAGTTTTACACCCGTAACAGAACCATCTGATGGTACTTGTGTTGTTGTACCATTACCAAGATGATGAATAATGACATTGTTTGTACCAGTACCGGGTGCAACTGTAAATGTGATAACAGCACCATTCAACGAATAGTCGAAGCCAGGTCTTTGATATACACCATTGACATACACAGCAATAGATGCTGTGCCTGCTGGTGACCTTGCCAATGTGCCAAAAGCAACAGTGCTACCGTCACCGTTGTAAACATCAACGATATAAGGTACTGATGTAACTTGATTGCCAATATAAGACATTTATATTCCTGTTTTTACTTTATTTATTTGACCTTGATGGCGGTTCACCATCAGGTGCAGGATATTGTTCGTTCACCAATTTGATTGTACGATAAAAGTCTGATTCTTTTCCTGGAATCTGCTCTTTATCAATTGCATTCCACAACATATTGAATAATACTGTGATGTCAGGATATGCTTGATACCGATCATAAAAGTGTTGCCAGTAATCACAAAATCTTTGTTGAAACTCTAATTCTTCTTCTATTTCTTCTTGTGTTGGTGGTGACAATCCTTCTTCATCTTGCCACTCACCAAAAATATAATTACCATCTTGTTGTGATAAACCATACTTTGCAGTTGGTCTAAGCGCACGAATTGCTGATTGTGGGTTACATGAAAACTTTTTATTTTCATGATCAATCAAAAACTGCGAATAAAATATTTCTTCGTTATTCATTCAATCACCTTTCATTTTATGTATTTACTTATGGCTGTTCTGGCCACTGAATAGTCCAAGGGAAGCCTTCTTGCTCAGAAATGTCACGCAGTGCTTGACGATATGTAGCCCATGCTGCTTTATCAGCAGTTGAATCTTCCAATTGTGTCCAATCAGATTGCGACAGTCTTTGATTGCGTGTCTGACGAACAGCACTTGCTTGCTCGGCATCTTTTCTTGCTTTATATTCTGCTTCTTGTTCAGCAGCAGTTTTTTCTTCATTGTCAGTGAAGATTGGTCCTAGTACATACTTAGTGTACCATTTTCCATCTTCTTGCTGTTCAATGCCAGCAAATTGACTGTATTGATAAACTGTGCCACCAGATGCTTGTGGTCCTTCAAATACAGAATCAACGCCATTTGCTTCCATCCATTCAAGAGTAATTGGAAAAGGAGCATGTGGCAAAGTGCCACGTAGAGCTTGATCTGTTGCAAAGTATTCGCCTGTTGATTGTAATCTGTATCCCATGATTGTTTCCTATTGAAAAATTGTTTTATGCGATTGCCATGTAAATAAATTTTGGGTTTGATACGTAGATATCGCCATCACCGTTTCCTAGTATACACATCTCGTTTCCATATGCAACACATAAAAGCGGCGGAGTGCTGCCGGCGGATCCGCCGGTTGACCAAGTAATTCCGTCAGAGGAATAACCAGTCTCACCTGCCGTGGCGACTGCAACAAATCTATTATCCGTCCAAACAACGCCTCGGATGTTATTGCCAGACAAGGCGCCAGGGCTTCTGCTTGTCCATGTGATCAAATCTGGTGATGTTCTTGTGACTCCACTATTACCCATCGCTACGTAAAGGTTATTTCCATAAGCGATGGCATAATAATCGTCGGTAGCGCCGCCAGTGTTTTGAACTGTAAAGTTAATACCGTCAGCTGAGGAAACCAATGCACCGTTGTTACCTGCGAATACAAGAATTCCATTTAATAATTTGACGACATTTAAAGTTTGAGCAGTGCCGATTGATACCGTTGACCAAGTAACACCATCGGTCGAAGAAACTACTGTTCCACTTACACCACATGCCCAATATTTACCGAATGCGTAAGCAGCACTCGTCAAATTACTCGCTGTACCACTAGTTCTTGTAGTCCAAGTCGTTAGGTTGGAGGAGGTGGATATTCTCCCACCGTCACCAACAGCTAAATAAAGGCCATTACCATAGGCCACACCATTGATAGCCGTGCTGACACCAGTGAGAACTGCGGAGGTTGTAGTCCACGAATACCCGGAAGTAGAGTATCTGATGTTATTACCTGAATCCCCAAACACCCAATAACCATTCTCGTACATGATGTCTAAAATATCAAGAGTACCTGCAACAGCAGCTTGCACCTCCCAATTATCGGCGTATGACCCATTAAGATTCTCAGGTGCTGTGCTGGTTATTTCAAACCCTAATGAGTATGGGTCTATGTAATCAGTAGAAGTGTTTTCAGCAGTGTTTGAATTAAGGGCAAACCAAGGATCATTTCCTGCGACGATACCTCTGGCACTATCGTACACATACGTAAGACCACTTGTTAGTAAAGACCTGATTAAAATGAACCGAGCGCCTGATGTAAACCCGCAGTCCACTTGATTTGTATTACCCGAACCTTTGCCGACGTAATAGGATACTTTTGATACGCCCGGCACTGAGCCAAACAAATATGCTACTAGACTCGCAGCCGAATCGTTAACGCCCGTCAGTGTGCCAACAGTAAACACTGATGCCGTCGGTGCAGTATTGTTAAATGCGGTGACACCACCCTCAGGTTGACTTTGACTGTTCAAATTTAACCAAGCAGTCGGCCCAAGTGTGTTGGTGTAAACAATCCAGTCCCGAGTTCCGGTTGATGATTTGATCCACATCATCTGCGGAACCGCACCGAGGTTATGTGGGACTGTTCGAGTTACACCACTACCGGTGTAGGTCACAACATCAAAAAATCCTGGCGCACGTGCAAACGCTTCCACTACTTGGTTACTAGCAACAGTGCTTGCATTCAAATCCGCTATTCCATCATTACCGACACCAAAACCATTCATCGCAGAGAAAGAATTGCCGTATCCTACTGTCGGCGTCATCAAGGAATCTGCGTCGGTAACACCTGGCGCCGTGGCGCCAGTCTCCAAATATTGGTTTCCTCTTAATCTATCACCCATCACCATGCCCGAGATGCCCGTCGTATCTCTTTGACGAGCCATAATCATGTCTGTCAAAATGCCAGTAGGAACTAATCTATTATCTACGTTTGTTCCGGTGTATACAAAAGGCTGAAACACTTTACTAGCATCTGTTGGTGTTCTCATCGGACCACGACGAATGGCGATGTAGGCAAAGTTATATCCAGCAGTTCCACCTCCATTTAATGCACTGGAAACAGTAAATCCAGTGGCAGTTGGTCGTATCCATGAAGCACCGAAACTTGCTTCTGCGTCAACAGAATTCGCATAGACATATGAATTGTCCGCTAAAGTCATTTCACGTATAACATCAAATATAAATCCACCAGTAACCGCACCTGATGTAGTGCTTCTAACATATATCCATTGTGGCTCATAACCAAGATTTATGTCTTGCGTAGCACCTGTTGTCGAAGTATAGCTTCCACAACTAATCACATTGTCCGTGCCAGTAAGACCAAAGCCACCTGCATTGTGAGCGAATACGTATGCAACGTATGTGCTTCCTGCCACACCACCAAAATTGGACAAATTAAAGTCAAATGATGTGCTGGTAACGTTTTCACACACCGTTCCAGAAATCGCTGCGGCCGTATCATTTAGATAGAAATATTGAGAAGCTGTACTTCGATGGTAAACCTGCCAGTTCCCAGTACCGTTTGTCCGTTTAATAAAAATACATCCCGGAATGGAACCTAAAGAATGGTTCACTGTTAGCAATCCAGAAGCAACTCCGGGTTGAGTAAACGTCACAACATCAAAGAAATTTGGCTGCTGGCGGAATGTCCATGATGTATAACGAGCATTGTTTACACCTATTCCAGTTGCACTATCGACCGTAAATCCATTAGCGTTAAATGCAGTCAGGCTATTGGCAAGAGAAACCTCTGCACCAGTCGTGTCGCTGTTTATCTCATCCGTAACGCCTCGTTCTGTATCAAACAAAAAATTACTAGTTGCCGTACTTCTGCCTTTGATCCAAACTAATCCACCTTTACCCAACAAATCAATTTCGTTAGTAATGTTTTGGGAGGCTCCAGTGCCTGTATACAAGTACGTCGAAAATACTTCTTCGATGTAATTACGAATTGCAGGTGCCGAAGGAAAAGGAAAACGTCTAAGGCTCAGTCGATTTGAACTGAACTTATATGTTGATAACTTTTTACTCTGAAGAGTACCTACAGTGGCTCTTTTTAGGCTCATTCTTAGTAGACTTCAGTGCCAAATGCGGAGAACGATAAGAGTGAACTGTTTGCATTGACAGAAACAATAGAGCCTGCATTGAGAGTAACACCCAAAGTCAGCGTAACTGTATCTCTTCCTGGCACATTGACACTGTATGCAAGATAGTTTGCATTTGCCACAGCAACACCTGAAGCGTTAGCTGCAATTCTAAATGCACCACCGTTTGCAGCGCCTTCATCCAGGTTTGCTACAGTGATTGATGAAATGATAGCAGAATTGCCCGCTGGCACTGTGTAAAGAGTGCTGAGTACATTTGCTGTCGGATTTCTTTGTCCTAAAATTTTATATGCTCTTGCCATTTGTTAGTTTTCCTTTGTTTACATTCCACCAAATAAAAATGCATCATCAAATATGTCTGGAGGTGATACGATGTTATTTCCAGAGATTGCATTATCTGCGATTAGATTACCTGTAATTGTTCCCTCAACAATATTGTTAGCACGAATAATACCTTCAGCCAATTCATTACCAGTAATTGCACCATCTGCAATTAGATTACCTGTGATTGTACCTGCAACAATATTATTAGCACGAATTGAATTTTCTGTAATGTTATTTCCACTTACCGAAGTCACACCTAGTTTTACACCCGTAACACTACCATCTGCAATATCTGATGCAATCACTGTTCCTGGTGCAATCTTACTGCTCGTCACAGAGTTATCTGCAAGTGCTCCTGTAGTAACTGCATTTGCTTGAAGTTGACTTGCAGAAACTTGATTGAACGTCAGTGTAATTGGTGATGTATAGTTCACCAAAATGTTTTCTGTTCCTAGAGATGGCGCTTCAGTAAATGTAACAATACCTGAAGAAACATTATACGATGCTATTGGTGTTTGTAATACACTGTTGACAACAACTAAAATCGCATTGGCATCATCAATAGTTCTTGACAAAGTGAACTGAGTGCAAGCACCTGTACCGCTAAACTTGTCTACTTTAGCAGTAAAAACGTTGACTTCAGGGCTATTGCCAATATATGCCATTAGGTAATCTCCAGAATTGAAACAATAACGTCTGCTGATGATGCGATTGAAGTGTTGACTTGTAGATAGTCACCTGATTCAAGCACTAGTTTTTGATCGCCGCCGACTGGCACTAAAGCACCACCAGGTGCCACTGTCGCTTCTTTGACCAGATAAACATTACCAGTAATATTGCCTCCACTTAGAATGACATTTGCAGAAATTGGTGTAGCAGTAATGTTGGCAATTGTCATACCAATTACCGTTGCTTGTACGCCAGCACCAGCTGCATAAGCATTCTGCGCTGTTGTTCCAGCAGCTTTGAGTGTTTGATTTTTGAAAGTATTAGCCATTAAATCCTCTGTTTTTCTTCAGTATTTATTCAACCCAAAGCGATAGCAAAAGCAAGGGCATCATCAACAATAGAGTTATTTCCAGTTACAGTAAAGTCTCCACCAACAACTAAGTTTGTGTTAGCATAAAACGTGCCACCGACACCGTTTGTCAGATTATTCGCAACTGCAATCAGGTCTTGTGTTGAAACAAGCCACTGCTGGAAAGTATTTGCGGTAGTTACTTGATTAATATTCGCTGGCATTTTTATCCTCTATTTACAATCTGTTGCAACAAAAACTTGATTTCTTGAAAATCATTTTTCAAAGACGCTATCTCTTCATTGAGATGTTGAATCTCATCTTTCACTTTGTTTTTATTTCTGTGTTCCATCAAAGTTTCCCTGTCAACGCTAATTATTGCATTGTTGAAAGGATCTCTCAAAAGATTTTTATGGTCTTTTACTTTATGCATCATGATAGTGCAATCACTCTCAGGTTCTTGACTGTCGGTGCAGCCGCCGGATTTGTAGAGAAGAACACAATCTTGATTGCAAATGTTCTGAAGTTTGTATATGTAACTCCACTTGAAGTGTAAGCAACATTATTCACCTTGTATTCGTAATCATAGTATTCAGAAGCATTTTGATTTACCGAAGATACTCCACTCGGCGCCATCAATATCCAAGGCTTGTTCTCAATCTTATCCGAGTCGGTTGCCGCTACAGCACGGTAATACACTTGAATTGAAGAACCCTGCGGTAAGTTTTGTTGCAGATAAACTCTGAGAGCAGTCGCATCAAATCCATCATTCAGTGTAACTTTTCTCAGAAGATATTTTGATGCTGCACCACCACCCGATGACAATGTTTCAGGATACGATGTTACATTTGCTGATACTGGACTTTCTAACAGATTTTTGATTGCAACATATGTAGAAGTCGAGACATCAACATATGGTGACACATCTGGATTCGTCGTAAACATCGATATTCTTACGTTTGCATCTGCTGCTGTGTTCGCAACTTTTCTTTGATCTAAGATAATGTTGGAGTTAGGAATAATTCCAATGTAATCGCTTAGAACTGCTGCACCATTATTTTTGGTTGCCAATTCAAAAGAAATATTTGCAGATGTTGCCACAGAATCATAAGGAATAGTGAGTCTTGCTGCATCATATTGCTGCTCGTAACCAAATTGTTCAGTATTCAAAACAGCAACTTGAGTTGTATCTGTGGCAAATTCACACTTTTTCAGAATAAAACAAATATCACTGTTTTGATCCGCTGTCCAAGTTGAACCATTCTGAGATTTGAAGAATGAGCCAATGTATGGTTGAGAAACAATTGGTCCTGTACCATCAATTCTTTGCTTCAGAATCGTACCAATGTAAACATTATATTTGTCTGAGTTTGCAGCAACAACAAAAGAATATTCACCAGGCTCTAAGAAAATTGGAGAACTGAATGTGAATGTGGTTGCTACCGGTACATTTGCAGTTACTGGCAAGTTTACACTGGATGGATTTAGCGTTACCGTTGATCCTGGTATTACGTAATCCGAATCTGGGAATCCATTGACTGTTGGTCTAAGTTCAACGGTGACAGGAATTCCAGATGTATCTTTTGTAGCAAAGAAAAGATCGATGCTTGAAACGTAGATACCTTCAGGATTCGTGAACTCATTTACAAAGAATGTTTGTGCAAGCGGATCGCCAACAGAACATTTTTCTTTTTTAGCTTCGTTCTTGAATGCTTGTTCAACCTTGTCTAATGAAGCACCTCCAGCTGCAACAGATACCCAATAATTATAACCATCTTGATCTGGTTTTCTTCCTAATTCCTTTTCATATAACTGTACAATTTTATCAGCGGCAGCATTAGCATTAGATACCACAGTTGCATAAGAAGGTGGTGTATATGATGAACTTCCTGTCAAATCGTTAACCGCTTTTTGATAGTCGGTGCTTCCACCATATCTTCCGCCACCACTTGAAGCAGCAGTAATAGCAACTGAAACACCCGTTGTATATGATGGAGAATTACTATCGATATAAGGACCAGTTAATTCTCCGCCAACAACTGTTAGGAAAGGCTGTTTAGGTTTCTTCTTCTTTTTCTTCTTTTTCTTCTTACCAGAATAAAAATAAGTTTCCGCAAGGGTGCCTGCTAATTCCATTCCTAAACGATTATCGCAGAAATATAAATGATTCTCACCAAAAGTAAACTTGAAGGTATCATCATTAGGAATTTTTAGTTGACCTTTAGCATAACCATTAGTGTTTGATACCAGTGCTTCCGTTGTGTAAGTATTAGAAACTGTATTATAAGTGTTCAAATAACTACCTAGATGTACAGAATCCAAGTAAACAGTCAACTCTGTATTAGGTCGCATTCCAAAAAGTTCAAAGTTGATAGTAGTGTTAGCGACATATAAAAGAACTCTATTATCGTTCAGTTTACTATCATTTTCTCTTACTAGACCACTGGATGTTGTTTGAATTTCTTGTCCGGAAGTTGAATAATATGTGTATACTATATTATTTTCTTCTGAAAAACCTAGTAAAGCCCAGTCGTTCCATTTTGTCCCTTCAAAGTTGTTTGAATAAACATAGTTATCCAAATCTTTGTCTTTATTCAAAACAACTTTAGCTTTTTTGAAATCTATCCATTTTGGAGACTCTTTGTCCAGTTTTACGTATCCAATAAAGCCAACCACGTTGAATGGATTTACATTGATTATTCCTGATGCTACATTCTGAGTAATATAAGGAACAGAAGTATAAGACAAAGTGAGTAAATTGCCGGTTACTGCCAGTGTGTTACTGGAAATTGATAAGAAAGTGCCATTACTTTCAAACTTAGGTCTCAAAACTTCGTTGTCATAATCAATTGAGCATTTATAGTCTGGACTGAAAACATCACCAACGCCATGACCTTTGAACGAATCTACAATAAATCCATTGTTGAATAATCTATTGTCTTGATCATCAAAGTAAGTAGTTGTTGCGACATCTTTTTCTAAGAGATTGAGTGCTGTATAATACTCAACTCTTGTCAAACGAGTGTCGAGGGCACCAATGTCTTTCATTGTATAACGTCTATTGTTTTGAATAGTTATATCAACATTACTTGTACTGTATGTGTAAGGATCAACTTTCAAAGTATAAAGAGTCATCGCATCGACTTCATCATTTGGAGTCGGTGGATTGTTCAATGCACTTACACCAGAAATAACTTTGAATGTACCATTCTTACGTAGAACAACTTTATCTGTTCTTGAGAGATAATATTCAACAGTAGTATCAACTGCACCAAGAACCGAATCAACAATCTGTTGAGAACTAAACGATATTGCTAAATTTGAATAAACATTCGATGATGCATCCGAAACTCTAATTGGTCTAAAGTCAACGGAATCTCTCAAATCAATAACTGTTCCATCTGTTTTTGTATAAGTTGGAATAGTGTTGTATGTTGGATATGATAGTGTATCAAAGAAGCCTGTACCAGAATGACTATAACGGTCAAAAATAATCAAAACATTACCACTGTTTACAGTAGCGTCATTATTGACTTTGATTGTGGCATGATCGTAGAAACCATCTCTTTGACCATAATCAATCGTAAAACTACCAACTACGTTTACGTTTGCGTTGGCATTAGCAGAATTTGTTGTGCTATCAGAAATATAAATTGCCGAAACATTGACAACATCAGCAAAACCTAAAGACAGTGTATTTGCAGTATATTGATTGATAAACTTTCTTACGCCAGTTACTAAAGTTTTCGTTCTTCTTGCTGCTGCTGTAATGTCAATCGTTGTCAAAATGTCTGCCGTACCATTGAAACCTGTGTCGGCAAGGTTGATGTTTAGAGTAGCTGGAGAACCAACAGATGGACTAGGAAGACTAAAATAAGTATTAGAACTCAAGTCTACCCATTGTCCTCTTGAATATGCACTAGCCGGAGTTCGAATACAAATAGCATAGTTTTCTTGTTTGTTTCCTCCAGTTGCACTTGCAAATCTTTCTGTTCCATCATTTGTTTGTACTGAACCCACACCAGCAGTAAATGAAACAGATTTGAATACTCGTTTTGTATAATAATTTACTTGTGAGAACTCTTTGACTACATCGTAAGAGCTTTCAAAAACTGAGGAATCATAGTTAGTATCTGTCAAGTATGCTGATCTAAACGAAAGCGTTGCTGCTCCGTTACTTGCAACAGGCGCTTGGCTAATTGTAATTTGATTACCATTGACTGCTGTTACATACGTTGGAAATCTAATTTCGGCAGCGTTAGGATTGCTAACAGCCATACCAACAGTAACACCAGTTGAGCTGGACAAGTTGATAAGAGGATTCGCACTGTTATATGCACCAGTGAGAGTTCTTGTAGTAATTGAACTGGAATCAATATTACATGTTCCATTTACAGAAGTTGTATTACCTGCAATAATTGTATTTGCTAAATCAATTGGAGTGTTGCTAGTTTTTACAATATTGAACAACTGCAATTTATAAACAGACGCCGAGCCGTTTCCACTTACATATTCAATATTTCTTGGATATGCTTCGGCTATCTTTGTTGCTGCTCCAAAGTTTCCATTATTGCTGTGTATTTCAAGTTTTGATGCAGTTGAGAAGTTGAAAATTTCACCGTTTGCACTTGTCACATAAAAGTAGTTACCATAATATGCAGGAACATCATATCCTGAAACTATTTCTGTATCTCTTGATTTTGACAATACAAGTTCTGTTACACCAACAGTTTCTATTTCATAGCCTCTGACGTATGCTTTTCCGGGACTTATATCTAAAACAAAATTTGTGTTTGCCGCATCTGCAAATTTTTCATCTGGAATTTTAGGATCTAATCCTTCAACTTTATAATCTCCAGATTCATCATATGTTCTTCTAGCAAGAGTATCCGCTAAAATAGAATACTCTGAATTCTGAACATTCTTGACTAATTGACCTTTTCTATAACGAGCAACTTCAATGTATTTTGAACTTGTCAGACTTGGAATAGATTCATTAGCACTAATTTCTTTTGTGGTTAGTGTAAGTGTAATCTTGTATCTGTCTGCGCCCGGTGCAATATAATTTGAAGCACCAACAGCAGGATCAAGCAAAGAAGTATCTGAAGAAGAAGTTACAATAGATTCCTCAACGTCAAAGCCGACGGTAACATTCGCATTATCGGAATATTTTGAAACTATTACAGTTTCAGGATTACTTTGTACGAAATTTCCATTGATGAAAAAAACACCCTCTGATACAGAAAACACTCTTGCTATGGTAGACGATTCTGTTGCCGATACGTTTGCTCTTGCGACAAGATTGGCTGTTGCAAGGTCATCGGTAGAATAAATTCTTAAAGTTTCGGAATTAGCAATTGAACCATTCGAATTGAGTGTTGATATACCTGAAGTTTTTATAAAGGTCAGCAATAATGTATTTGGATCAATGTCATCGGCAACTACTGCTTTTTTGATTTTGTAAACGGCATTACTGCTATTAGCTACTGCAAAATAATTATCATATCCCGAAATACTAATTGCAGTTCCGGCATAAGTTGATTGTAGCTTGACTGAAAAAACTTGTTCGTCAAATGTTTCAGCGCCAGTAACTTTTGAGCCTTCTTGAAAAACATGCTTACCAAAACGATCAATTTGATTTTGGAGAATAGTCTGTGATTGTGTCAACTCACGTGCTTGAACGGCACGGCCAGGTCTAAACAGAATTCTGTGAAAATTTTTATCTTCATCAAAATCATCATAATATGGATTCGTATTGAAATTTAATGCCATGTTTAACCTTTAAAATTGTATAATAAATCTAACATTCTCAGCTTGACCATCTTCTCTTTCTATTTTTTCGATGTTTTCGACGTATAGTACATCACCAGAATATGGTTCAAATTCAGGATTAGTTGATGCTACAACCGTTCTTGATGCACCTGAAGTTGCTCCAGTTAGTGAAAGACCTACAACAAAAGTTCCTTGAACTTGAGTAATTTTTACAGCACTTGCAGTTTGCGAATAAACAAAACCATAAGCTACAGTGTTATTAGCAGTTACTTGAGACACATACTCATTCAGTGTATAAGACGGACCTGGTGTCAGGGTCAATGTTCTTGCTTGAGATATAACTGAATTTGCTGTTGAGTTATTTGCTTTTGCTGCTTGACCATATTTATGTGGGTTTCTAAGTAATCCAAATTGTCTGAAAGAAGTATCTACGGAAATCAAACCATTTTCAGTAGAGTCTACCTCTCCAATTTTAGCTGTAACTTCAACGTTCTTTGCCAACAAATCTTTTGCTGGGCTCTTAGCATGACCATACTTGGGTGCGATAATCGCTCTTGCATTAGCTCCTGTGCCAGAGCCAAATATCAAAACATTTGCTCTTGAATAACCGATGCCAATTGTTGTCAATGTAATTTTAGTTATTGCTCCATTGGCCAAAGTTGCCGATGCAGCAGCACTTGTTCCATCGCCATCAAAATAAATTCGTGTTGCGAAAGACAAGTTATTACCAGTTCCACCACCGTTTGCTGTTGCGGGTGAAGATAGTGTTATTTTATTATTTGGTGTGTCGAGAACGGAAACAACTGTTCCTGTTGGAATACCTGTTCCAGAAACGGTCATATTTGCAGCAACGTTTGTCGTATTAGCGACTGTCAGAATTGAACAACCAGTAATAAATGAAGTGACATTTACAGTTGAGTTGTAATAACCTGTACCACCGTTACTGATTACTACAGTAGTCAGCTCACCCTCTACGACACCAGTATCATCTAAGTTGAAGTCCGATAGCGTACTTGCTTGCGTATTTCGGGTTGGAGTTGGTATCCAGTCCGTATTCAAGAATTTGTTCGATGATTTCACATTGAACATGTACTTCCAAATATAGCCATCAGCCGTTGAAATGGCACCGTTTGATGTTGAATAATCGCCTATTGGCTCTACTGTAGAGTTTGCAGAGAAGTTATTAGACAGACACTTGTAAACGTTTTTAGCCGATGTAATAATATAGAATGGCTTTAGATTCTGAGATGTGTTGCCAGTAATCAAATCTGACAAAGCAATTGTATCATCATATTGACGATACTTTGTATTTGCCGTCCAGTTGACTCTCGGAATTACAAGCTCAACATCGTTTGCTGTAACTCTCTTTGCAGCAAACATATTGTCCCAAACTAACTTTTCACTTGAGATTGTTTCTACAATGCTTGGCGGTGAAGATTCATTAGCATATGGAGTATGATTTCCAATGAAAACATACTGAATAGATGGATCCGAGTCGCTAAAAGAGTTTTTGAATCTCTCAGCATTTTCTAAAGCAAGTTTTTCGGATGTGTAATTTAGAGCCATAAGTTTTGTTTAGGTAATAATTATCAATGTCTGTGCAGAGGCATTGCTTGTAAATGCACTTGAAACTGTCAATGATGTGTTGCTGACAATTGCATTGATTGTTCGAATCTGATTATTTATAGCGATTTGTGTGCCAATCGAAATGATGCCTAAAGTATTTGCTATATTGAATTTGGTATTAGTACCAGTCACAATAATAGAGCCATTTGTTGTGGACACTAAACCAGAAATCGTTTCTGAAACCGATGAATCAACCGTAGCTTCTGAATCTATAGAACGTGATATTGGATATTCAGCAAAGTTTCTGAAACCAGCAGGATGAAGCAGATTCTTCAAAATAGCTGCATACTTTGAGAATTCGGTGGCAACTGAAGTCACATAAGTGAAGTCAATATAGTAATCTAAGCCCTCAATCTTTCTATCTAAAGAAGATAGAATACCATCAGAACCTACCCATTTTCCTGGGAAAGAAATATACGATCTTTCAATCTGTGCATTGGCTGTTGCAGTTCCATCTCCAAAGTTTCCTAAATCAATTGTAGGAATGAACTGATAACCAGCACCAGGATTTGTTATTTTGATTCGTGTGATTTGTCCAGAAACTCCAGAACCTGTAATTCCAAGTCTTTCACCATCACCCATCAGAGATGTGATTCGTAAATTCGCTGCCGAACCTGTAGCAGAAGAAACTGAAACTGTTGGAAAGTTATTTTGTTCGTAGCCTTGACCACCGATCAAGTAACGATCAAAAGCTCCAATTCTTCTTTCTGTAGTTGTTCTTGTAAATGCAACATTCACATTTAGTGATGTTGATGAAAGAATTGAGTTGACATATCTAGCTTCGGAGTTGATCATGATGCGGTCACCAACTGCCAACTCATTGACAAAATCTGTTCCTGTTCCGACAACAACAACATTACCCGCTGTCGTATTAGCGTTACCAGTAATTCTTGTTGGTTGAATTTCTATTCTAGTAATTGCACCAGATGCATTGGTATTTGTAACTGCTGCTGCAAATCCTCTTCCATAAGTTCCAGAAGGATTTGCACCTATTACAATCTCATCACCTATTCTATAACCAGTGCCACCAGATATAATATCAATTCTACCAATAGAGCCGAAAGATTTTATATCAAAAGTATTTGCATACTTGGCGCCATCTGCATCGATTGTAAGATTCGAAGTGTCTGTTCCCGAATAAAGAATTATAACATTAGTCATTGGACCAATATCAGTAATCGTTGCTTTTGAAAAAGCATCAACAAGACGAGTTGCTATATTTTCGCCTGTAGGAATCACACTTGATGGAAAGCCATAATTTGTATTTGATAATACTATATTTGCATATGTGTTGATCGTATCAGTAAAAATTGTATATGAGTTAGCAGAATTTGCGCCCGATGTATCGATTGCCTGTGACGCTAATGTAATCGTACCATCATCGTTGAATGCTGTTATGATGCCACCAAGTGCAAAACCTGCACCACCATAACCAACAGTTGCAGCATCGGCAAAACCAACAGACACTTCATCAACAATCGCTTCGGCAGGAATTTGTGGAGCGCCACCAATAATTGTTACTGGATCACCAACATTATAACTAGTACCAGCATTTATTATTGTAATTGAACTGAGTGTAGCGACGGTATCTGACCGTATTGTAATAAGAGTTACACCATCATCGGCAAAAACATCTGATGTGATTGTTTCGGCGTTGAGAAATGAACCTAACAAAGTAGATTCATCAACATATAACTCAATTGAAGTTTGTTGAGTGATCAATCTTGGCGCTGCACGTTCAACAATTGCAGTAGCACCAGAAGTCAGACCTGTGATTTTTCTGTTTGCAAATAATGTTTCATCAAAATTGTCATATACAACTCTTATTTTAGCATTGCTGGCTGGCGCAGAATTGAATACTATCTTCTTTGCTTCTTTGAGAATATAAAAGCCGCTCGTAATTACAACATTGTTTACATAAACTGTAACGTCTGAATCGGCAACTTCTTGTGGAAGAATAAAGATTTTTGTTGTGCCATCACCTTCATAATAAGAGTAAACATCATTGTCAATACGAACGACATTTTCTACTGTCCACTTGCCGTCCGATGCACGAAGAATATTATCTTTAGGATATGTAATCGTAACTTCTTGACCATAAAGAAGTCTGAACAATAATTCAAATGACTTTACACTACCTTTTGTTAGGTATAAAGGTAATGCTTTTTTGATGAGAAGTGCTTTATCAGCAGCAGTATCTAATGGAAATAATGGTGCATAGTTATTGATAAAGTTTTTCTCAAATTGCTCTATTGAATCATCGACATCTGAAACGTGACGCAGATTTTTAGCTTGCGTAATCAGATCATTGATTTTTGTTCCTTGTTTTTGCTCAAGGAACTCATAGTACGCCTCAAGAAAAGTGACGAAAAGAGGATATTCGTCCCGAACAAACTCAGGAACTTGACGATTGACAAGTATGGATGTTCTCAGATCAGTAGTCATTATGATGCCATTTTTTCAAGCGTTGTTACAATTGAAGTTGCATCAGCGTCATCTATGGTAATGATTGAGTTTCTGGTAGATTCAATCACACCTTCTTCCGAAACGGCAGTAAATCTCAACAAGCCATCACTTGAAGATACCGAAAGAACTCTCAAATCGTTTAGAGTAATGATACCAGTATCATAGTTGATTTCGCCAACATTTTCATCGATGATTTGTCGATTAGCGTTGGCATCATAATAAATGACTCTCAGTGTGCCAATTTTCGAATCAATCACTGCTGTTGCTGATCCACTGAAACCACCTCCACCAGTAATACTCACAGTCGCCCGTGTGTAATCTGTGCCACGATTTACCATGCGAATTTGTGTAATTGCACCACCCTCAATAATTGCTTCGGCAATTGCACCAGTTCCATCACCAGAAATTGTTACAGTTGGTGTTGAAGTGTAACCGTAACCAGGATTTATGATTTCAATCGATGAAACACCAGTAAATGATTGTGGTATTTCTTCAATAATTGCTGTTCTTGCCACACCAGTGGCATCGAAAACAGAAAATTCTGTTGTTGTCAGTCTATCTGCAAGTGTTCCTCTCTTGATTGGAACGCCAAATGTTATAGTGTAATTAGAACTTTGATTGAGTTCTGGCACAATTCTTTTTTGGAGTTTGACTGTTGTTTCCGAACCAATAATAGCATTTGTATCTACACCATCAATTTGATCTTGCACTTTTGAAAGAGCAAATATGGCATTGAACTTATTCAAATAAGTTTGTTTGTATCCAACAATTGCATTTCTAATTTGTGTAGTAAGTTGTGTTTCAGTGAAAGTCGTTTTCTTTGAATCATACTTGACTTGATTATTGAGCAGTATATACAGATAATCAGGATCTCTAATCTCCGCACTTACCGAAATAATTGATTTTGGTCCAACAATCTCATCAAGAATTCGTTGCTTCTCTGCTTCACTCAGATAATAGTTATCTTTTGGTTTTAGAGAAATAAAAACTTTACCGTACACTCTAGGTATCTCATCTTCACCGCCCCAAACTGATAATGAATCAATTGATGGATAATTTTTCTTGATATACGACTCGTAATCTTTTACTGTAACAAGACGGTTCTGTGTCGTATACTGAAGGGGTGCTGAAAACTTTATTTCATCTACACTTTCACGTTCGGCACCACCAGCAGCAGCACTTATAGGTGTGATAATAAAATCACTTTGAGAATTTCCAAGAGAGTCTGCTAAGGATGAAGTTGCAACAAAGTTATTTGCTTTGTTTGCAGCATCAGCATTTGTAACAAGATACGAAATATTGACAACTGCGCCATCAGGTAATTTTTTACCAATTATACCACCACCAAAATATATTTGATACTGCTGATTTCTATTCTCTTGTAAATAGAAAACTTCAGATTGCGTTGATGTATTGCTTGCATCTAGGGCCAGCGTATAAACTGAAATTTGTGTATTTGTTGAAGATGGCTGAACAGTTACAGCAATTGTGGATGTGTCTACACTTGTATCGGGCAATGTAAAAATTTGTTTAGGATTTGTTGCTTCATTATGATTGAATGAATATGATGCTAACTGTCCTTCGTAAATTGGCAAATTGGCAAAAGTGAAATCATTGTTGGCTTTTGTCACTGTTGTTTCCGATAAAGTAACAAAACCATAACTAACGCCGTCTATTTCATTGGATAAAAATCTAAATCCTTTAGGTATAGTTAGAGTTGCCGCAGCATTTGAACTCGTATTTGCCGTGAAGTTGATTGTTGCAATCGGTGCTTTACGTGAGTATGGAACATAACCCAAAACTTTGGCATGAGAGACTACCGAGTCTCTAAGCAATGCGGTGTCCATGAATGCTTCGTTGGCAATCATGTTCAAATAATATGCTTGATAGTGGGTGTTGTAAGCTAAAATATCGAGCAAAACAGACAGACCTGATCCTTCAAAATCATAGTCCGTAAATTCAGTTTGTTGATTTAGAAATGTCTTTAGATTTTGTTTGATTGTGTCAAAATCTAATTCAGTTACTCTTAGTCTATCTGCCATTTTTATCTAATTCTCTCTAAGAAGAAATCAATGGTAATTGGTATTGGATTATTTACTATTACAAAAGTAAGCGTTATCGCATATGCGTTTTCGTCAGGAGATGCTTGCGCTCTAATGTTTGTTACCGTAACTCTTGGCTCATAATTTGAGATTGTCTCTGCAATTGCTCTTTCAAGCCTTGACGCTACTAAAGGATCGACGTTTTCAAATAAAAGATTACGAACCGATGAGCCTATTTCGGGTCTAAAAGGCTTTTCATAAAAATTGGTCGAAACCAGATTCTTGACTGAATTTATAATCGCATACTCGTTGATGTGCTTTGACACATCTTTTTTTACTGGATGCAAAGTAAAATTCAAGTCTAAATCTTTGAATATCCTTTCAGAAGATATTCTTGGATTATTGGAAGTTATTGTGCTTGACATCTTCTATTTATTCAGTCTCCGATAAACACTGTTCCCGAACCAGTCTGAATTGTTCCAGTGTCTGGTCCATTTGTTTCAGTATCATTATCTCTTGTAGTATCACCAATTCTGGCGGCTCCATTATTACCATCATTGAGATTGATTGTTTTACCATTTATTCTTATATCGCCAGTAACATTCAAGTCGTAGTCTCCATCAACATATATCTTTACATCACCTTTGATATAAACTTCTTCATCTCCAATTACGACAGTGTACTTGTTTCTTTGTATTCTTTCTGCTCTGTCACCCTCTGGTCCCCATTCAACATAAGAGCCCGAACGATGATATAAATGAACTCGTTCTGAACCTTTTGTGTCATCAAACTCTAGTGCATGGCCCGATTCTGATTCATATACATTATTATATGGATACTTGGCATTGTAATATGGATTAGGCTCAACTTTACTTGCCTTCTTCGATCTTTTTGCCGCTACAATTTCTGATGGATAGTCGGCATCATTTCTTGCAAGTCTTGATGTTGTTGGCTCATCTAACTTACGTGGATAATTAGTTGCAGATTCGTATGGCTTTACTGGAGCATCAGAAAGTTCAGCAGAAGTTCTTGGATCTGTAAACGGCTCCTGATTGTTTGCTGCTCTTAGTGGTATGCCAGGAAAAGAACCAAGCATCACAGGCTCTTGAGCATTTTCTCCATCAACAAAGAAACCAAACACCATATCTCCTTCTTTGGGAGTATATACAACATTGGTGTTTACTGGTATGTTTGGTATAGCCCAAGGTAACATATCCGTAGCAAGTTGCATTTTATTTGCAGAATGCCAACCAACACAACGAACACGGCAACGACCTAACTTGAGTGGATCTTTTCTGTCCTCTACGACACCAACCCACCAAATAAAGTTTGCTCTGCCAGCAAAATCGTATGCGCTTGAATTCATTTACGTGCTTTTGAGTAATTCATTTTGTTGAGGATTGCTTGTGTAGATTTCTGGATTATTTGTTGAATCGGTAGCAATCTCAATCAAAGTTTCATGCTTATTGGTTGTTATAGTATGTCTTGCTGCTATAATCAGATATTTTCCATTCAAAGAAAGATCATCGTTTGTCGAATCTTTAGTTTTTCTATTGAAGCCGGATGTCAACACATCTACATTGAATCCAGAAGTTAGTTGAAAATTACCAGGTAAAACTACTTTCAATCTTTTTGCGGTTAGATTTTTGAAAATTGCTTTTCTCTGAAAAAGAAAACTTTCATAATTCTCCACTTTAGAGATTGAATCTGGATCATATTTTTTGATATATGAACTGTTCTTTCTGTTTGCACCAAAAATACTCAATACTTTTCTTGAATCTACTGATGTCAAATTAGTCGTGTTATCTTTATTGAATATCTCTGCTATATTTGGAGTTTTATTCAAATGTTCGACAAGATTATAATGTTCATCGAATGAAACATTTTTCTCAGCAAAACTTTTGGTCAGAGGATCGAAACCAATAAATTTACCAGCATTTACGCCACTTTTGATTTTGTCAATAGAATCATTTTGCATTACAACTTCAAATGCTCTAGCACTGCTCATCTCAACCAAAGCATCATTTTGAGATAAATTTTTAGGGTCAAAGTTGACTTTCAAAATTGAGTCTTTATTCAAAAGAGATGATAAAGAAACATAATTGTAGCCAAAAATATTAGAAAAGAAAATAAAGCTAGGAGCATTTCTATTATCCAATGAACGTTTAGCACACCACTCTATTGCCTCGATAGGAGATAAATTCGGTATTACGACTTTTCTGATGCCAAAAGAATTCTCGATTATACCTTTGTCCCTATTTTCCAGCTTCAAATAAGATGATAAAATTTTCTGTACAATATCCGAATATGTTGATTGGTAACTTTGATTTATCTTTTGTTGTAGAGAAAAAACAAATTCATCGGCAACAAAATGTAGAATATATTTTTCAGCAGATTGATTTACGTTTTTACGATCGGTCTGCTTGTATATTCTAAATGATTTTGTAAACGATAAAAAGTTAGAACTCTTTTCAATATCAAACAAAATAACTTCTGAACCATCAAAACTCAAAGATTTGGAAAGTCCAACTGCATCTGTTATCAGAATATTTCCAGTCATCATTGGCATGAACAATGAATCGTAAATGTTGATCTCATCATATACAGCAGAAACGTCAATCGATCCACCTTTAGACATAATGGAAATCTTTTTTACTTTGAACTGCGTTGAATCTTGTAAAGTTGTAGTCATTCTCTAATAATCTGTTTGAATTCTTCGAAAACATCAGATGCAAATTCTGGTTTCAATAATCTGATCTTTCTCTTATCTTCATTCACTTGCATTTCATATTCATAATATGTCAACTTTTCTTTTGCAACAGCTTCAGTTATTGTCTTTCCATTTTGAAGAGTATATGTGACTGAACCGACAATTACATTAGCATAATTGTTTGCTGTTATTTGAACCTTTTCTTTGATTGTCTTGGTATCAAATGTCTGAGAAACAGAACTTCTTGTGTTTACCTGATAATAAGAATGGATGTTATTTTCGCTTTTTGCCCACTGTAGTCCAGTTTGAACTGTGGTATTTGCTGCTCCATTTGCCGAATATTTTTCATTTACATAGTCTATGAAATTGGAATAATTCATTGGCCAATCATACTGAGGATCAATAATATTATTGAATATCAAAACTACCCAATGTCTTTCAGAACTTCCATAAAGTTTGTATGCGATTGATTCTGGAGTGTCTGAGTCTTTTATTTCGTATGGATAGAAAACATTAGAGTTTTCTTTGAGTGAAGATTCAAATGCAAATCTTGAAGTGATGTTTGTTACAACATCAAGTGCATTGACACTTTCATCAACCTTATAAAATGTTGCTGGAAAAAAATTGAAATAGTTTGCCATTTTTTATTATTTTCTAGAAAAAATTCCTCCGTTTTGGGTTTTCAATTGTTCAACATCTACTTTTGTTGAACCGTAACCTTGAGCGGAAGTAAAATCTTCTTTGGTAACATAAGTTGTTTCTCTGAACTGAAGAGTCAATTGAATACCGACTGGCATACCTGTGCGACCTATATCAGGATTATTTTCACCAGGAACTTCATATGCTGCCCATCCTCTTGGTGTGTAGTTCACTTGAATGTTTTCTAACACACACGAAGCAATCGGAGGAATGTTTGGATTCTGGCGTCCTGCATAGAAAAACTGAATGTCGAACTCTGATGGTGGTATCAAAAGACCAGATTGTTTGCCTGAAATCTTTTCTAGCTCTGGCGCCTGATGAAAACGAAAACGTTCAATAATCTTTTGAACTTCCAGTGCTTCTCTCTCATCACGTGGCCAAAAGAAAAACTCAAATTGAAATTGACGAAAATCTGGTGAGTTGTAAATCAATTCCAACATTGGGTTGACTACTCGACCTGTTACACCAAAAACACCTAGACGAGTTGTATCTGTAGCACCAGTTGTTCCACCAATAACTCTTTCACCAAGTGCTTGCAATGCACCTGTTTTTTTGATTGCTTCAAGTGCTGCTTTGCCACCACCTGATTTATAAGTATCAACTAAACCGGGTAAAGCAACAAGTGCTTGTCCCAAAAGTTCTTTGCCCGGAGATAAACCATCATAAGACTGCCGACTATCAAACTGAATTGTGTCGGGCATGTACAGTGCAATAGAATCAGTTGTCAACTGTGTTTTATTGATAAATGCAAAAGGTGTTTTATCTGTAATTCTTTTGACTGAACTTGTAATATTGTCGTTTATTTTTTGTTCACTGCCATATAAAGGAACTGAAGCTGACGTTGTATTTGTTCCTATCCATCCCTCAATACCAGAACGAACTTTCTGTCCTACATTTCCTCCATACTGGCCAATTTTTTGCGCTACACCAGAAATCCCATTTTGAACTTCTCTGTTTATTTTATCAGCAAAAGAATTGACTACTTTGCTTGGATTTGTTGCACGTGCAACAGAAACTCCTCTGGACAATTGATCCTGAATAGCACTTTCAGCGTTTGAATCAAAGACTTGACCGCCACGATATGCAGAAGAAAACTGTGTCTCTTTTTGTTGACGTACAAAAAAGATCATATAATGACCTTTGTCAGCACTGCCTACATCTAGAGGATACTTCAGAGCGTTTTGTTTGAATCCTCCGCTTGTGGCATCTAATACGGAAAGAGGACCAAAAGAACGAGTTTCATCGTAGTTGAATCTTATTTCTGAAAGACCGAAAAATGCCATGAGAATTCCTGTGAGTTGACTAGATAGTATTTATGTCAAATAAAGGAAGATTTAGACCGAAAAACCCGCAGAAATACAAGGGTGATGCCGCCAATATTATCTACAGATCCACGTGGGAAATAAAGGTGATGAGATATTTGGATGAGAATCCAAACATCATTTGGTGGGGTTCCGAAGAGTTGCCTATACCGTATCTTAGTCCAATCGACAAGAAAAAGCACCGATATTTCCCAGACTTCATTGCCAAAATCCGTAAAAATGATGGCAAAGTGATGACTTACATTATTGAAGTCAAGCCAGAAAAACAAACAAAACCTCCAACACAGAAACGCAAAACAAAGACGTTCATTCAAGAATCAATGACGTATGAAGTCAACAAAGCCAAGTGGTATGCTGCCGAAGAGTTCTGCAAAGATCATGGCTGGCAGTTTCTTATACTGACAGAAAAACATCTGGGTATCTAAGATAAATACTCGATGGCTAAAAAACTAATAGACAGAGTAAAAGAGTCGCTGGCAAAATCTGGTTATGAACCACGCACACGTGACGCTCGTAGATGGCTAAGAACAAAGATACCAAGTCTTAGACCAACAAAGGGTGAACTGATGCGTGATCGTCAGAGACTCCGAGACAAGTCTTTTATTGGCCGAATGTATTTTTATTACTATGATCCTAAAACAAAGGACACGCTGCCATATTACGACAAGTTCCCATTGGTCATACCAATAGAACGATACTCAGACGGTTTTCTAGGGTTGAATTTACATTACATTCACCCAAAGCAGCGTATAGTCCTATTAGATAAACTTAGTACCATATTGAATAATCATAGCTATGATGAGACAACAAAACTGAGAATAAGTTATGATTATTTGGCAAGAGCAACAAAAGTTTTTTCTCAAGCCAAACCCTGCATCAAGCGATATTTGTTTAGTCATATACAATCTCGATTTTTAGAAATTACAGCAGATGAGTGGGACATTGCCGTCATGTTACCAGTAGAGTCATTTGCCAAAGCAAGTGCCAGCCAAGTCTGGTCAGAATCAAAGGACAAATACTAATGTCGTTTTCACCAAATTTATTCTTATCGAACATCAAAGGCAAAGATGGTCTAGCTCGTCCATGTCGATATGAAGTAATACTTCCTGTTCCTGATTATATTGGTAAATATGTAAAAAATTCTGTCATTGAAAGAATTCTAAACTTACCTAACTCTGCTTTTTCTGAAATATCAGAAGCAATAGGAAATGCTCTAGGTCAAAAAAATGATGCACAGAAAAGTGCCAATCCTGGAATGACAAGATATCTTGCTTTGCAGTGTGAAACTGCTGAACTGCCAGGCAAAACACTTCAAACTGAAGATGTGAAGATATATGGTCCTACTTTCAAAGTTCCTTATCAGACCCAATATGCTGAAACATCTTTGACGTTTTTATGCACAAATGAATTTTACGAACGTAAATTGTTTGATCGTTGGATGGAAGCAATCATGCCAACAGATACAAACAACTTACGCTTTCCGAAAGGCAGCAATTCAAGATACTTGACACAAATTACAATAACACAATTTGATGATCTTATCAAGCAAATATATGCAGTGAATCTAATTGACGCATTTCCAATAGGTGTTGCAGCACAGCCTCTCAGTTGGGGAGAAGAAGGCTTTCATCGTTTGACTATTCAGTTTGCATATCAAAGATACGAAACGATTTATGAAGGAAAATACAATCTTGGCGCCACAGCAGCATCTCTACTCGGAATAGGTACTGCAAGGGCTCTATCACTATAATCTTACCGTGAGGATATTATGTTACCAAAAATAGATGTACCGATTTATGAACTAGCTTTACCTTTGACAAAGAAAGTAATTCAATTTCGACCGTTTCTTGTCAAAGAAGAGAAAATTCTGTTGATGGCAATGGAATCAAATGAAGCAGATTCTATTCTGTTAGCAGTGAAACAGATACTAACAAATTGCTGTTTATCTGATTTGAATATTGATGACTTACCAATTACTGATATAGAGTTTTTGTTTCTGAATCTTCGTGCCCGGTCAGTCAACGAAGTTGTTGAATTGCCTTATCGCTGTAACAACAAAGTCAGCGCTGATGGTGAAGAAAAAGAGTGTGGAAATATTGTTACACTTGAGATGAATTTGCTCGATATTCATCCAGAAGTACATAAAGAAAAAATCGATCAAATTCCACTCAGCGCAACGATGGGTCTGCTAATCAAGTATCCGTCGTTCAAGATGGTAGAAGAAGCACAGAAACAAGAGGGTTCAGAAGTTGATAAACTTATGAATATTCTGATAGCTTGTATTGATGGGGTTTATACAGAAGAAACTATCTTTTATTCCAAAGATGTTCCTAAGAAAGAACTTGTTGAATTTGTTGAGAACTTGACACGTGAACAGTTCAGCAAAATACAAGAGTTTTTTGAGACAATGCCTAAAATCAAAAAAGATGTAGACTTCCATTGTTCAAAATGTGGATATGATGAAAAGATTACGATAGAGGGCCTACAAAGTTTTTTCGTATAATGTTTTGTTATGATAATTTGAAAAACTATTTTGATACCAACTTTGCTCTGATGCAGCATCACAAATATAGTCTTTATGATATTGAGCAGATGTTGCCTTGGGAAAAAAGTGTTTATGTAACGATGTTAGTAAACTTCATAAAAGAAGAAAACGAAAAATTGCAACAAGAAAAGATTTCAAATAAGAGATAAAAAATGGCTTCATTTACAGACTTAGTTCGTGCCCAAAGACAATCAGGTAAAAGTGTAGTTACTTCATTGTCTGGCGCATACAATCAAATGAATATGCAAAAATATGATCCTCGAAATGCTTTGTTTAGCAGAGGAGGACTTATGACTGCTTTATTTCCCGAACTAAAAGGATATCAAGCCACGGCATCAAATCGTTCACCATCTTCATTGATGGCGCAGCAAGCAGGATCTTCACCGACAGCATTGAGTTCTATAGCACGTGATGCAAGAATTAGCGCCAGAAATTCTATGGCTTTACCATCAATCGCCCGTAACATGGCACAACTGGTTCGTATATGGGGCGGAACACCAGCAAAGTATTTTGAAAGAGCAGGACAAAGAGAAGCAGCATATGAATCAAAGTATAGCACTGGAAGAAAAGGTATGCCTGGTTTAGGCAAATCTTCTGCTGGTGGTGGTTTCAACTTACTTGGTATGTTAGGTGGTATTGGAAGTGCTGCGGGAAGTTTACTTGGTAGCGCAGGAAGTATTATTGGGTCCATACTCGGTGGAATTGGAAGTTTAGTTGGAGGTGCATTTCGTGGCATATTTGGTGTATTAGGGGGTGCATTAGGTAATATGGGTTTCATGGGAGTAGTTCTTGCTGGTGTTGTTGGATTTGCCCTCTACTCTCTTTATAAGTCACTTGATTTCTCAAAATTAGGAGGCGGCATAGGTGAATCTTTGAGTGCAATCAAAGAAACTCTATCTGGTTTGTCTAAAGAACTTGGATTGAATACATTTATTGAGAATGCTCAAAAGATATTCAAAAGCACGACCGATAAAATCGTGGCAGCATTAGAAACTTCTCTAAGTCTTTTTCGAGATTTAGGAACAGCAGTCATGAAAGATATGTATGGCTTCATGATAAATTTATTTCAAGAAAATAAAGGTAAAATTCTTGGAATGATTGCGATTGGTGCGATGGGTGCGTTAGGAGGATTTAGTACACTTTCTGGCGCCGCAGTTTCTATGGCAATTGCAGCAGCAATGGCAGCATATGGTAAAATGACAGGAGAGAAATCTATTGAAGAAGCTCGGTCAGAAAATGAAGCCTTGAAACTTGAATTGCAAAAAACAATGAAAGAGGGTAAACAAGTTCCAACTTATGATGCTTTGGGAAATGTAACAGGATATACAACAGCAGGTCAGAGAGCAAGTGATATAGAAAGTAAAATAAGAGAAAATGAAGAATTTATCAGACAGAAAGAATTGAGAACAAGTAACACACAAGGTGTAATAAATCGAATGACATCTGCTGACATCGGATTAGAATATGATAGAAGATTGGCCGAAAGACAAGCACAAGGTTCACCAACTCCTGCAGGAGCAGCATCATACAGTTACGATAAGAAAATTACTTTCAATAGTCTGACTAGAGCGCAACAAAATCAACTAATGGAAGAACAAGCAAAACGAGAAGGCTCAACTAAACCTGGTACGGTTGGTTTCAGACATAATAATCCTGGTAATATTATAGCAAAAAGTCGCACTGAAGTTTATCCAGAACAAGCAAAGTTTGGAGGTGTTCCTGGTGAAACAATTACGCATGAAGGTGTTACAAGAACTTTTGTGAGATTTCCTAATTGGCAAGCTGGTTGGGAAGCACAGAGAGATTTGTGGTCCAGAAAATATGGAAATATGGACTTACAACTAGCAATCAAGAAATGGGTAAATCCATCTGCATCTGAAATGGCTTCTGGCGCATATGGAAACTATGAACGTTCTTTGATGAAAGTTGCTGGCGCCACTGGAACGCCAGAACAACCAATCGCATCGGCAGAAAAACCAAAACCAAGTCCAGCACCCGGTGCGCCAGCAGCTAAAACGAGTATGTCAGATGGTGTTGCTTCGCTTGCATACGAACAAATAACTGCATTGGATAGAATGATGGGTGGAAAATTGATGCAAGGTTCAACAGCACTTGCAGATATGTTGAGAGATATAACAAGAGAGTTTATGAACAATCCTACTCTTGTTGATAACTCACAAACTATAAACAATAACTCACAATCAGCATCAGGTTCAAGTTATCACATTCCATCAGCATATAACTCTGACGCTACAAATCTTTTAGTGGATAGAGCAACATCTAGTTATTATGGTTGACAAAAAAACGCCACCCGAAGGTGGCGTCACAATCATCAATCTTCTGCTAGAGACTTGAAGTAATCAAGTTCTTCATCATCAATATCTGCTGATGGTTTAGGAACAAAGTTCTCATCAATAGCCTTAGTCTTTGATACTGGTGCTGCACCATCAAGACCTAAGACTTTATCAAGTTTTGCTTTCAACACATCATAAGATTTGAAGTTCTTTGGATCAAGAAACTCTTTGAGTGAGTGTTGCTTTTTCCACAGTGCTTCAAGTTTTGCATCATCACCATCAAGCAATGCTGAAGGAGAATCAAACTCAGACTTGTCATAGTTGCGATAACCTTCAACTTGACGAATCTTGATTTTGAAGTTAGCACCTTCCCAGAAATCAAAAGGATTGATTGCCTTTTCATCTTCGAATTCTGGATTCATTGCTTCTGTAATCTTATCAAAGATTTTCTTGCCAAACTTGTAAAGACGAATCTGTCCTTCATTATCTGGATTCTTTGGATCAGAAACAATGTAAACATTAGTCACATAATGTAAACGGCGTTTTTGTTTACGTGCAATCTCTTTGTTTGCTTCAATGCCTGAGTTCCACAAAACAGAGTTATGCTCCGAAACTGGATCTTTTTGATTGAGTGTTGTCAAAGAGTTTTCAATGTACCAACCACCGGGACCTTGAAAGCCATGATCAAAGATACGTACCCAAGGAAGTCCATCATCACCATCTACTGCTGGAGCAGGAAGGAAACGAACAACAGCCATGCCGTTACCTGCTTTGTCAACCTCTGGTGTCCAGAAACGATCATCGCCTCTTGAACCAGATTCTGTGTTTGTATTGATTGATTCAACCGCTTTGGTGAGTTTCTCGAATGAGTTGCGGTTATTGCGTAGTTTAGAAAAGTCCATATATTACCTCGTATGTAAAAGTGTTAGATTGTATGTGCATCTTGTCCACATGATTCATTATATACACTTATATATGTATCGTCAAGAACCGATTGCACAATTTTTATCGTTTCTGCGGTATCTCTGTGAAGAATACCAATACCACCGGCATGATTGAAGTCATCGATTACATCCGTTGTATCATCAATCAGAATTACATCAGACTTTGCGTAGTCTGCTTTGAGATGACGACCGGGCACGATATTAGCCTTGAAGTCAATGTTATGTTGTTTCAGCCAAACTTTCTTTTGCTTCTTTACTTCTTCGTGATGCATTTTACCACCAGACGATGAAAGAATCTCAATCGGTATATCAAGTGAGAGAACAAACTTCAACAACTCTTTACCACCAGGATACCAATCAAGTGTTTCAAAGTTTTTACCGTCCTCAAATCGATTCCAATTGTCATCGTGTTTTTCACCTCGTTCACGGCTGCTTGATGCTGCTCGTTTGAACATCTCTTTGTATCGTTTATTGAAATCAGACAACACACCATCCATGTCAAGATAAATTTTCTGTATTCGCATCATATTCCTTTTTCAGTATAAGTTTATATTTCGTTGGTTCGAAATTTATGAACGGAGTGTACTTCTTTATTGTTCGGCTGATCTTTGGAAAATGAATCGTATCTTCAATCTTCACATCCCATTTGGGCAAAAAGTTCAGTATGCTATTCAATACACAAATCGTTTCAATTGATACATCACCATGCAACATATTGTGTAGTAACTTAGGATACTGAGTATCTACCACTGTCAGATTATCATTTGGATTACCATCAAATAAAAAATCTTTGACTTCATTAGTAAAATGATATGTCAGTGCTTGGATTATTTTTTGTCTTTTCCGATACTGAATGTCTGATTCTTCTGTCAATAGATGTCCAATCCAAACATTAGAATCATGCACAAGATTAGCAACGATAAAATCACGACCTTGTTCAGCATTTGAGAATCGCCGACTCAATTTGTAAAAATGATATTTGTCTTTTCGATTCTCAAAGGCATCTATGCTCGTACTAGTCTTACCATTATATCGAAAGTAATCGTAAGAATCGGAATTGAAGTGAAGTTTGAGAGAATGAAATAAACAGAATGCTTCATATCCAGTCATATGGGTAAACGATTACCTTTTCCTTTTAGCATGTTCAAACTTTCTGCTTGTTCTTGAATTTTTGCTTTGAGATTTGGCGTAATCAAAGTAGCAGCAACTTCAACCTCCAAACCAGTTTCTTTGCAGTGTTCACCAATAGCCTCAAGATATGTGTAATCTGTATTGGCTACCAGTTGTTCAATGCCCAAAGAAAACTTTAGCATTTCCTCTTTAGTCGGCATTACGCACCATTTGGGCTACCAAAGCGCAAGTCATAAGTAGCACCGCCGACTGTGCCTGGCATTGCAAATGTCACAGGTTCTTTTGCTTGCGGTGGAATTGTATCATTCACTGTTGCACTGAATGGCCAGTTGTTGTTTGGAATATTTTCGAAACTAAAATCTGGTGCATCATCTAATACCAAATAGTCATCTGTTCCCACATATACATCTTCGTGTTCAGAAGGCACAACTTGAATCTGTCCATCGATTTCGTAACCACAACCTCTTAGAAAGTCTCTCATTTGATTGAGAATGTCATCAAGAAATAATTCATTAAAGTTCATTTCAAGACTTCTATTGCCATCATTTGAATCGAATCGAATTGTAAAGTTATGAGTGTCGTTATCAAAATCCATAATATATCTCCCGTTTTTATTTGCGTGTTGAGGCGTGTGCTACACAAACGATATCATCACTGTGAGCATAAGAACATCTTACTGACAATGGATCAATACCTTTTGCAATAGCGTTTTCAATATTTGCTGCCATAAGTTTTCGGTCATTCAAACCATAGATACAAATCGCAACAATGACTGAAAGTAAAATCACTGTGATTGATATTGTGACTGTACTATTCAATCCCTTTTCCATAACAATCTCCCTTTCTTTTTTGCTTGATAAAATACTCATGATGCCTTTCTACTTACCTTGTTGTAAAATAAATGTCTACCTATTTGTGCTGTATACTTCATATTATTCCAACCAGGTTTCACATAATCTGCATGAAAGAATAAAGCACCTCTAGTTGGATCTTTGAACTTTTCAGTATAAAGATAGAACGACAACGCTAGTTCAGTTACTTTATTATATAACGAATTGTTCTCAATTGTCAAGAGTCCTTTTCTCATCATATCCTTTGGACGATTTTCACATACCCATGAGAACTGACAAACTGTGCCGACTTTTTGTTTTACTACACCACAATATGTGTCTGGAAAAACTCCAGATTGCATTCTATTGTGTGTAACAAATGCTACGGCAATTTGGCCGAGTCTTGGTTCTAGACCGGCTTCGAAATACATGTTCTGTGCAAGACATTCAACTTCCGATCTTGCTTGTGGTGATAAATCTTCTAGTTGAATTTTCGGTTCAACTGGTATGTTTATTTGTGCTGCTGCATGACCAACATAAACAACAAATGCTGCAAATATACTACAAAGTAATAGTGTGATGTAACGCATAGTTTCTCCTATAAGTTAGGAGTGTGCCGAAGCACACTCGGTCCCATCAGGCAGATTTTTTGCTCTGTGATTTTTCTGCTGTAATGTTTGAAACGAATCCATTCAAGGACTGTGCCTTGGTAATGATGTCGCTTTCTGAGGGATAAGTTGGAAAGGCTGGATGTTCAGGTATTGCTTGTCCGTTTAGTTTAGCGGACTCTACCTTTACGTGCCATTCATTGGTTAGGCGATCTTTGTTAGAGTGATACTCTTCTAACAATAATTCTTTCGCCATTTTTAGAAGTTCAAGACGAATCTCAAACGGTGTCAGATTACTCATTTACTTCTCCTGTGTTGTGTGTGTTTACTGGCGAAGTGTGTGTGATGCCAGTACATATATTTAGTGATTTTATTTGTTCAATCCCACAAGTTCCTGTAGTATTTGCCAAACAAACGTAGACCATTATCTATACGCTCATATACCTTGCGTAAACCGTCATAGTCACAAACATATGTGTGATTAGGTCCATATTCCATGGCAGACAAGTGTGGATTATCTTCATTCTTGACAAACTTATAATCTATTTCACCCGAACTATATTCTTGCTCCCATGAATCATCAACAAGATGCTCAAAGGCAAAAATCATTTCATCAAGTACCCAATTCCAACGAGCATGAATATCTGCTTCACCTTCTTTGATTTCATGTTTATGGTAAAAATCAAATGTGGATTGTGAATCATAATCTTCGGTTGTTGTGTAACGAAGGTGTTCTGGTACATCTTCTAAATCAACAAAGCCAGAACCGTGTTTTGTTTCCCTAAGTTTCTTCAACATCGGAAGAATGATTGGTGAGAGTGTGTGATCCATATTCCACACATCCCAATAATCAATCTTGACATATTGAATTCGTGGATGAACAAAGTCAAGAAACTTCATCCATGCACTAGAAAACGGATGAAGAATATCTGAGAGTTTTTTGATGATAGGTTCATCATAATCAATTTCACGCCAAAAGAAAACTTTCTCCAGTATTGTATATGGTGAGAGCCAATGATTACGATACTTTGACGAATAAACTTTCATAATATATTCCTGAATAAGTGGTGGTTTTTTGGCACTAGTCCGGGTGATGCCACCAAACCCACAATTGGTGCCGACTGATTGGATAATAAGGACAGTCGGCGAAACCTCATCTAGCAATTTAGGCTGCTAGAGCGTAACTTTCATCGTTTGCAGTTACTATTTTTGCTCGGATTACGTCCGTCGCCTTTCGTGTTGCCTTCTCCACTATCTCATCCTGTCGAAACCATGTCTGGCCCATCAGAAGTGTCCTGCTGTTCACAGGTCGGGAATTCCAATCCTCAGAGTCTTGTTAAACTCTTACATATCACCCTAAACAACACTTCTGGTGGACCAGGTGGGAGTCGAACCCACGTCCAGAATGCCTTCACTTTGAAGGGATTACAACAATTCCTTCCTCTTTCATTATTGCATTGAACTCATTTCTTTTGTGGGCATACCAGCCCCATGAACCAAAAAATGTAGTGCCTGGATTCGGACCACATTCTCTCAAATAATTATCGAGTCTTTTGTAATATTCTTTTTCACTTATTTCCATTATCACTCCGTCGTAAATCTAGATGAACTCTTAGTTGTTCTTCCGGGTTTCAACGGCTTGTCTGACTTCGGTTTCATTTCTGTTTGAAATGGTGCATGTGCTTTATTGAAAGCCATTTTACCTACGTTCTCTGTCTTGCCGTGTCCTGGAAAACCTGTTTTGTTTGTTCCATGTAAGGTTGCTGTTTTTCCATCATGATGTAAGATTGAGTCTTGGTTATAATGTTCTCCATGTTTTTTAATATCATGGAGGAGTTGTTTGCCGTGTTCATCTCCTTTTCCTTTAGCATGTACCAATATAGACTTTTCTTTGCCACCTTCCCAATGACCTTCTACTTCTTTATGGGCATAACCCTGCGCCGTTAGTTTCTTTTTCAACTCTTCGTGATGCTTTTTATTTTCTTCTGGAGACACCTCACTATGTGGTCGTTGTGAGGAAAGAACTGCATAATGTCTACCTTCTTCGGCATGTTTTTGCAGTCTGGCAAGAGGATTACCCTCATCTAATTGTTTGTGTTGTTTGAATGATAGCATGACGCCTCCAAATTGTCAAGCATATTTATCAACATAAACTAATAATGGTTGCCGATAATCATGTATCTGTTTTTCAAAAATTTGTGCTGGACCTTCTTCAGTAGCAATCACCACCACAATATCATCAATCCAAATGCCAGTTCGTTCAGCAAACATCAAAGCATATGCTGTACACTGCATAAAGTAGTTCTGAATATCTTCTTCATCTTTTTGTTTGGTCGATGTTTTGAAATCAATGACTGATAACTTACCATCCCATTCAGCAATCAAGTCAACTCGACCAGCGATTCTGTATTTGTCAGAATATAGGGCTTGCTCTTGTGCATAGACTTTGCCAACGCATTCATCAATATCTGGCTTGATTTTGAAGAATAGTTCCTTCATATCAGGCATCAACATTTGCATCTTCATTTCGGATATCTCATTGTTGATGTAATCTTCACAAATCTTATGCACTTTCGTACCACGACTTGCTGCCTTACGTGACACTTTGTTGGCCTGTTCTTCACCAACAGCCTGGCGCCATTCATAGATGGCTTTCTTATTATAATTTGAAAGTACCGTAGTGATAGACTTATACTTATTGCCTTCTGGTGTAGTATAGAGTCTACCACTATCGGTAGTTTCGGCGTTTAGATCGAATTGGAGTTGCGGCAAATTTACATGTTCAAATATTCGCATTATTATGTTTTCTCTGAGATATCCTCAAACTTCAATTTAGCCAAAATGTAATCTTTGACCAGGCTTGAACGAACAATATCATCTGGCGTAAATTCTATTCTTGTAAAAGCATCCATATGGTATGCAATATCAAAAAACTTCAACAAGCCAGATACATCGTTTTTCTTTTTGTTTAAGTCGGTTTGTCTGTAGTCACCACACCAAATGATCTTTGATCGATGGCCTACACGTGTCATCACCGTATCTATTTCTTCAAAAGTCATATTCTGCATTTCATCAACGATGATAATTGCATCATCAAATGACATACCACGAATAAACGATGTTGAAATAAATTCAATGTGACCTTGTTCTTCTAGTCTATCCCATGCATCTTTGCGACCAAAAAGTGTTTCGCATATTTGACGATATGGTTGCTGATAGATTTCCATCTTCTCATCTACACTTCCAGGCAGATGTCCGATTTCTCTAGATTGTACTGCGGAACGAACAACAACAATTTTTTCAAAAGGATTACTTTTATCTAATACTTCTTCAATTGCTTTATATAATGCTGAAAACGTTTTACCTGTTCCAGCAACACCATGTAACGCTATAAAATAATCTTGCCTCTTATATGCATCAAAAAATGTTTTTTGATTTTCAGTTAGTGGTTGAAACGTTTTCATATCATCCAACCTTAGTCTTAATCTATTGGTTGGTTTTGGATAATCAGTTACTTCTTCACTGCTATAAACTTGCTTTAGTGCTGCTCTCCTTGCCATAAATGTTCCTTATATACGGACTACAGGTTAGCATAATACAATTACTGCCCAAATTTTCCTAAATGTTTATCAACAATTTTTTGTGTTTGTGATTCTTTGATAGACTTCTTGCCGTGACGATTTGCCACAGAAGATTGTTTATGATTCTCGGAAACTTTTGATAGAACTTCTTTGAAACCGTCTGGTATTTTACCAGTGATTGATACGCCACTGACTGTAGCAGTGGCTCCTATGACTTGTTGGATGTGGGGATTTGCTTTCAGAAATTCTCCACGCTCAGATATTTTCATCAGCGCAGAGAATTCTTCACCCGTTTCTGTATTATAAAAATCGTATGTCGGCATTATTCTTATATAGTCAAGTACCAATCTGGGACTGGTCGTTTTTTCCATTTAGCCAGATGAATTTTATTCTTAGTATAATAATTTCGATAGGATTTTAGTGAATCATCTAACACTTTTACATCATCAGGCATTGCTGGCGTTGGTTCAGTAAAGAAACCAGTTTTGATGTTTTTAGGCACCACACTCAAAGCATTTATGAGTCTTTCACATGCATGATTCTTTTCATAGCGATAAGTGTACTCGGTCAACAGACACCGCCACATATTGTACAACCAAATGTAATTCAAGTCCGATGCTCTGGCCCATACCGCAGATGGATGATTGATATGTGATGCTTTCATGAGTTCTTGCTCACGTTCATCAGGCAAACGCCAACGCTTGATCTTTCGACCATTTGCAGTCAAATCAGTATATTCATCACCATCTAAGATACGATGCGCCGTTGACAAGAGTTGTGCATACTCAATAATCATTTTTACCACATGTTTATCATTGTGGTATTCGGCACAAATCTTAGGATCAGAATGAAGATAAAAGACGTTCATTAGAAACAGAGAAAACGGCAGTTTGTATTCACCGTCTGTGCTGCTGACGATTTATTCTGTAATTGAGTCTGGTGCAACTCTTTTAGATGTTGCATTTTCAATTCTTGCTCACGTTTGTCCATGTCACGCTGCAATGCTTCGATCTTAGCAATTTGCGTTTTGATCAAATCATCATTGTTCAAACTTTGCGGATTATGAATAGGATCTTTGTAAGTCGAACACGCTGTCAACGCTACAAAGGGTAAAATAAAAATAAGTTTAGTTTTCATCTTTGTCCTCGGGTGTCAGTTTGCCCATGATATAAACGAGGCCAATAAAGTGAACTGCTCCATACACGCCTGCCATAGCAAAGAGTGCCATGAATGTAGCAGCAATATAAAACTTTTGGCGCTCTGTGAATAAATTACCATAGAAATTAGCCGTTTCAATTGCTTGAACGGCTTGTGCTTCGAAATTTAAATACTTTGTTACAACCCAGTCTTTGAGTTTTGACATTTTCACCTCATAAAAAGGAGGGGCACGTGGATGTCTCCCGACATTCATTGTTGTTTAATGATAAGCCTATTGTACCGCTGACGGCTATCACCCCGAAACTGTTTAGTCGGTGAGTTCAGTCACCTCGATATCTTCTTCAACCTTTGCTTTTTTAGTTTTTGTTGCTTTTGGTTGAACGTCCGTGGTTAGATCGGACAGTTTTTCAATCTTGTTGGCATCACGACCAACGATAGACACAACATCAAAGCCACGTGGTGTCAGAAACTTTGCAACCATTTCTTGTGCATTGATGAGTTCGTAACCAATTACATTACGACCATTTTTGTTTGCACGAACAACACCGCCATTGTATTTGAGTGTGAGAATCTCAGCACCAATACGATACATATTATCATACTGCATTGTATCTTGAATCTCTTGCAAAGTAACAACACCGCCGTTACCAAGAACAGTCAAAAGACGTTCCCAACGAACAAGTTTGCCATTTTGTTTTGCTTTACGCTGTGACCAATAATTGGCCGATTTAGTTTGAGCCATAATGAAACTCCATATCAACAGAAGAAATAATAGTATAGCAAAGCCTGGACACTTTGTCAAGCATTACAATACTTCGTTTTTCCGACCAAGACCTGCCGGATTCATGCCAGGAGTAACGTAAACATAGTTACCCTTGTGCATCGGAGCCGTACAGGATGCTACATCAGCCACAATCTCACGGTCGGTAGGTGAGAGTTTGTGATAATCTTTCATAATGCCAGTTTTAGTCAACGCACCTAAATGTGTATCTGGTAGTGATGGTATGTGCTTTACCTCACGGATAACACGCCGAGGCATCACTGACTTTTCTTTTGTAACTTTGGGTGCAGCAGCCGGGAAACGACCACCAGACGGCAGTGGAATACGATTGACAGAAGCAATGAAGTCTTGCTGATCTTGCAATTGCTTTTTAGTCAACTTGCGTTTCTTTGACTTGCTGTATATACGTATCATCATAACAATACCATTATATCAAGGGTTGAGCCACGTGTCAAGAGGTAACTTTCTCTTTTACCTTTGTGATATGCTTACATTTGTTGTGATATTTGAAACCAATGCAGGAACAAGAATAATGCTTTCCTGACAACGTTACAATATAGTCACCTTTTGAGCCAGAAACTTTAAACTTACGGGTATTTGTTGTCGAACCTTTAAGTATTTTCAAATCGACAACATTTGCTAAATTGATAACAGAAACTGGAAAGTCTGGATTGCCAGTTTGTAAACAGAATTCGTCAGCGGAGAGCCAACGATAAGGATTGACGACCACGCCGTTGAAACTGGCACGACCAGTGTAATATTGACAATTTATGGATACTGTCGAACCAATACTAGGCAGACTTTTCATAGTATTACCATTATAGTATGGTAACAATACTTTGTCAAGTCTGCCGTTGTATTTTTACAACGTTATGAAATTGCTAAGAAAAGAAATAAACCACCACTGCCATTGATTGCTGCTGGCGCTGTGCTACTAATTTCAAATCCTGAATTGAATGCATCAATATAGTCTGTGTTAGTAACTTCAGCCGCAGTTGAATTGATTATGAGGTATGGATCGTTACCTGCCACAATACCTCTTGTGCTATCCCAAACATACCAAGCACCAGGATCTACATCATCATAACGTTTTATCATTACAAATCTTGCACCAGTAGTAAAGCCACAATCGATTTGTTTAGTTGTTCCGGAACCAACATAGCTGCCCACTTTAGACACTCCAGGACATGATGCAAATAGATAAGCAATAAAGGATCCTGCGTTTATATTTACATCGTTTGCATTATCAAGAGAAAATACAGAACTTGTGGGTGCTGTTGAATTCCATTTATTAGGCGTGGCAGGATCAGCATTGCCATTTGAATTGAGAAATGCAGTTTCCGTTGGACCATATGCGGAATGATAAACAGGCCAGCTGGCTGATGAGTCACGCCTTTTGATAATCATCATCTCAGGCGCTACACCCAAGTTATGTGCTATGGTTCTTGCTGAACCTGTTCCTGTATAAGCAACGATATCAAAGAAACCAGGAGCACGACGGAAAAACCAATTGATGTATGTTTTACCTGACGCATTTGTGCGTTCAGACGCCGATGAACCGAACCTTACTCCATCCATGGTGTCAAATCCAGCCATATCATCGGCTCCACCGGCTTCAGCATTTGTTGTAGTTGAAGTTAAAAAACGTGTTCCTCTTAAACGATCCCACCAGTATTTAAAAGGTTCTGGAGTTGTTGACGTCCTATTATCATCAAAAAGCAAATCCGGAGTAAAGCCCACACCTGTAAGTGTGACTGCTGTGCTTGTGCCTGTTCTTGCGATTGCGTTATACACACTCGTTCCACTCGTCGGCGTTTTCATCGGTCGACGAATGGCTATGTAGATGTAGGTTTCATCTGCCCCAGCAAATTGACCGGCAGGCATACTGAATCCGTTTGCTCTTAACTGAACGCTGTAATCGCCTTCTGCGTTTGATAAATTTGGAAAAAGAACTCTTGACGTTGGATCGTTTGATGACTCGCCGTTTACCGCAGGCAAACCTCTCATGTTATCAACCACATACCATTGAGATGTTGAATTGGAGCGTTTTATCAAAACCCACTGAGGCTCGTATCCAAGGTTAATATCAAGTCGAGTAGCACCAGTGCTAGTAAACGATCCACAGCTAATCACATTGTCAGTATCAGTCAAGCCAAACCCGCCCGCATTGTGAGCGAATATGTATGCAATGTAAGACTCACCATTTGTATTTACTGTATCGGCAGTTCCTACTGTTATATGAGTGCTTGTCGGATTGGTGAAATAAAGTGCGTCGGAGTTGACTCCAAATGCATTTGTGCCGTTCAAAAGACCAAATGATCCACTTGGACTTGATACTCCTCTGTTCCAAACTATCCAATCACCATTACTGCCAGTATTTAAACTTGTTTTTTTAATCATAACACAACCTGGCGTAGATTGGAGATTGTGTGGTATTTGTCGATTCGTAACACCATTACCTGTATATGTTACTATGTCAAAGAACTTAGGCTGCTTGCGGAATGTCCATGAAACGTATCTGTTTGAAGCTGTGTTAACGAAAGCTGCATCACCGATAGTAAAACCGTTTGAATTAAACGCTGTTAGTGAATTGCCGTTTTGCCCCTGAACATCTGTGCCATTGGATCGAAGAAAATTCGTAGCACCTCTAGCAGTGTCATAAAGAGAGTGAAAATTGGCTGCACTCCTATCTTTCAGCCAAACTAAACCGCCCTTTGTTGACAGGTCTATTCCATTGTTAACGGAAAAACCACTTCCATCCCCCGTATACACATATGTCGAGAATACATCTTCAACATAGACTTTTTCAGGAACAACAGCATTCCTAAAGCGCACATACGCTCCAATTGCACCTACACCCAATGTCGCTAAGAATGGCATTTTTTACCTCTGTTTTATTTTTGATTATATGTTATGTATATTGGAATCAATCTCATCCCATTTATATTCTTCTTCATTCCATCGATATATCTTTTCATTATCTGGAGAATTGAAAGGTGGATTCCATAAACAAGTTTCTTCGTTCAATTGCCAAGACGGAAAAGGTTTAGGTGGTATGAAAGCATCTCTATCACTATCATAGTAATATCCTACGCCCGCATAATTTTTTCTAAAATTACTATTATAGCTTGTTTGTTTCCACTGAGCATGGCCACCCGACCAATTGACCAAAAAGGATATACCAACTTCTTCTCTTTCAGTTCCGTTAGTGTCTAACAATTCATTGTTATGAATCACTATTACGTCTATAACATTATTGTTATCATCTAGTTTTGCAAAATGTGCCATATTTTAGAATGTAATTGTTCCTGAACCAGTCCAAGTATAAGTTTTGAAGCCACCAGAATTAGTGTAAGTTGGTGTTCCTGTAGTTGAATTGGCGTCAGCAAAAGTATCAGCATAACGAATGATTACAATTCCTGAACCTCCTGAGCCTCCACCGCCTGGAGTGCCACCATCAACTCGACGGGAACCGCCTCCGCCACCGCCACCAGAATTTGTATTAGCGTTATTAGCAGAAGTAGTATAGTTGCCCAACACTCCCGAACCATTTCCTCCACCGCCTTGTCCACCGGAACCGCCTCGACCATCATATCCACTAGTGCCTAATCCACCTGCTCCACCACCACCTGCATATGCAGTGTTCGAGCCGCTAATTGACGAGAATATTCCTATTCCACCATTTCCTCCTGTATACTGAGCAGGAGTTGCACTACCATTTACTCCAACAGCGCCAGCGCCACCACCGCCACCCGAACCTTCTTCACCTGAACCAGCGGAACCACCATTTCTGCCTTGTCCAGCTGTACCAAGTCCAGCAAATGTTGCTCTGTATCCTGAACCACCACCACTACCGCCACTAAATCCATAAGCACCTGTACCACCAACATAAGCACCACCACCGATGCCGCCACCACCGCCACCTAAACTTGTAATTGATGCGAAAACTGAACTTGTACCATTAGATCCAAATCCATTTGTTCCACCTGCACCGCCACCAGCGCCTACAGTTACAGTAATGGGTACACCATTTACGGGTACTATTCTTCCTCTTTGTAAACCGCCAGCACCACCACCACCGCCGCCTGTATAGCCACCTGTAACTGAACCTCCGCCACCGCCGCCACCACCGCCGACAACAAGATATTCGACGGACGTAGGTGGTCCAGAAGCACTTGCTGATTTTGGAAATGCAGCAGTTGGTGCAGTAAAGTTAGATGTATAACGAGCAATTCCTTTAGTGATACGTAGATCGTCGATATAACCATTCAATCCCTGCGTGGTGTTGAATGCGTTAATACCAATCCAAGGTCTTCCAGAAGCATTGAGATAAGATGTCGAGTCTGTATAAGTAGAACCAGACTGTGTTCCGTTAATAAATAATCTCGTAGAGGTTCCAGAACGACTAACTGCTACATGATACCATGTGCTTGAAGATAAAACAGAAGATGTGATTCTATCCGCACTGTCTACCCATAATCTAATTGTTCCGTCAGAATTTAAGTAGATAAGCGGATAATTACCTTGAGTAGAAGCGGGACGTGAATCATAAACACATTGTATCGTATTTACGACATTAAAATAAATCCACATCTCAATCGTAAAATCTCCACCACCGAACGCATACAAATCAGTTGCAGTAGGACTGCTTACAAGATAATCTCCCGTCCCATCAAATGCGATACTCGATCCACCAAACTTGCTTTGTGCCGTGCTTATTTTAGCATCACCTAAAGTTTCAAGAACGTTCTTTGCTGTAGCGTCTGTGATGCCGCCGTTGGTGAAGTTGCAAAGCAGTTGTGTGTTGGTGATTGCGGTAAGTGGTGCAGTTGGTGGGGTGAAGTTGGCGGTGTAAACGGCTGTGCCTACGACAATCCGGACGCTAGATAGGTAGCCGTTTGTAGAAATAGATTGTGATGGCCTACCACCGACAACCATTGATGTTGTGGTTGCAGTTGACAAAGCTGATGATGATGAACCTACTTGTGTTCCATTGTAAAACAATCTTACCGTTGATCCAGACCTTGTTCCCGCAATATGTGTCCAAGTCCCTGTTGGTGGAGGTGACACAGCAATAATATCAATAGATGCATCTCCAAGATAAACAGTACCACCATTGTTGTTAATATAAAAATTTGAACCAGAAACTAATGCCCAGTTTCCAGAAATTGAATATAGCCAACCTTCAACTGTCCAGTCACCGGTACCGGGAGTAAAGTTCTGTGAACCAGCTAGAGTAAGCCAATCTCCCGTTCCATCAAAGTATGCACTACCACCAACTGTTGCAGAAGTATATTCGGTTATAGGTGGAAACGGACTGAAGGCTTGAACGCTCACATTGCCGTTGCGGGTCAGAGTATAGTTATTGGTACTAGCATCAAAAAAACGATTGCTTCCACATGTCAACAGAACTGTATTGGTTACAGCAGTAAGCGGCTCAGTGGATGGAGTAAAGCTGTTACCAGTGTAAAGAACTGAACCCTTCACCAACCGCAAGTTTGAAATATGGCCGTTGATGGCATATGTTGATACGCCGCCATTCCAAGTGCCGATATCAAGAAGGTCGGCGTTGTCTGTCGGAATTGTCAAAGACGCAGACGCTTCCAACACTCCGCTTACATATAGACTTACTGTACCGCTGGAAATTGTCACTGCAATGTGATACCAAACTCCAACAACAGGAACTGTCGTGGAAGAAATCGAGTTCCAAGAACCACTGTAAGTGGAAAAGCCGAATCTGCCAGAACCAACTCCCGTATCTGTCAATGAACGACTCAACCACCAACGGCTGTTGCTGCCACAGATAATATCTTGTCCACTAAGATCAGAAAAATTGACCCACGCCTCTATTGTGTATGACGAGCCAAGAACCCAGTTGCTATTATTCGGCGCAGTAAGGTAACCAGTGGAGCCGTTAAAATAATTACTCCATCCTGTCTGACTGAATGGACTAAAAGTTCCTTGTGTCGCATTACCATTACGAGTAATACTAAAATTATTCGTTGAAGAATCTACGAATACATTATTGTTTGAATTATTTGTACCATCGCCAGACAGAAGCAAACTAACATATCCAAAAGGGGAATCTGAAGGTCCTGCTGCGGCAGAACCAAAACTCACTCTACGAAATAGACCAAGCCCTCTTGCTGAACCAGCCGCAAACGAACCAATCGCTGGCATTTTTATCCTAGAGCAAAAAGAGTATTAGATGTGATAACGACATAAGAATTTGATGCAGTTTTGAATATCGAGTAATTGAAAAGATTTATTTCAGAACTCGAAATTGAAACATTCGATGGCTTTGTGTTTCCTGCATAATACAATGTTTGTTGCACACCATCGATTGAGAGATTCGCTTCATGACGCACCGTGCCATGTTTGACCGCTATTGCAATTGAAGTTGCACCAATTGAAGCAATATTGTCAAAAGTTGTACTATTATTTCCACGAATATTGAACGTTACATTGGCCGTTGTGTTCGCATTGAAGAAAAATACACTATTGTTAGATATATCGATATTGACATTGCCACCAACAGCGATTGAGTTGATGTTTGCTTCTTCAAGAACTCTTGAGAGAGAAAGAGTAAGATTACTGGAAAGTGTGTTGCTTGAGATTGAACCAGCAACGATGTTGTTGGCACGAATTGAATTTGATGTGATGTTATTGCCAGATATAGCACCGGCAGAAAGATTATTACCTGATACGGCACCAGGACCTAGTTTTGAACCGATAACTGCTTGATCAGCAAGGTCAACCGATACAATCGTACCATTGGCAATTCCAACGTTTGTGACAGCATTTGCAGAGATGCTGTCAACGGTAATTTTGTCTAAAGGCATAGTAGTCTCCTATTCGCTTATTTATACGAACAAGAGACTTGACTTTATCCTTTGAGAAGTTGCTGGCTTCCTTCGGTGCGTAAATCTTCTTCAAAATCCTGCATATTCAGCCGAGCCAGTTCAGACCTCAGACTGTCTAGCTGAACTCTGTCAATGTTGGACTCAGCAATCTTATCCTCAAGTTCACGTATGCGTTTTCTGATTTGTTCTTTATACGACATAATCTTTTTCCTGCTTGAGTAAGCGATACAGAGACTTGTCATGATGCTTTTGATTCTTCAATTGTTGACTCTCATACTGCTCACGATTTTTGTGGAATTTAGTTTTCTTTGGCTTTTGAAATTTCTTACCGCCAGACAACATATTTATTGCTCCTAAAAGATAATATCTGCTACACCATATTCTACCAAGTCCTCTGCGGTCAACCAAACATCGGTTTGTCGCAGAAACTTGGATTTGACATCCTTGACTGACAGTTTTGAGCAGTCAGAAAGAATCTTTGCCATTTTGTGATGATACCTATCACACTCTTTGGCATAAGCCCGCATATCATGATACTTACCGCCCATTTCATCATTGAATTGATGAATCATAATTGTCGTGTTCTTACCAACAGCACGATAACCTTTTTCACCAGCAGCAAATATCACAAATGCAGCACTCATTAGATTGCCATATGCAAGTGTACGAACAGGCACACCCACGCCTAGCATTAGATCAGTAAGCCCTATTGCATCACCTAAATTGCCACCTTCAGAGTTGATGTGCAGTGTTAGTGGCTTCTCAATCTTATTGAATTTGGCATAAAGCAACCAACGTGATGCTGCCTCAATAACTGTTGGCTCAATGCTGCCAGACAAAAAATGAGCATAGTGTTCAAATTGTATTTCGTTCTCTTTGTTGTCGCTCATACCAATTATATGCCGTTCTCAAAATAGATTTCAAGTTGTGTTTGGGTTTGAATTTCAGATATTCTTTAGCCGAGTCAATATTGGCTACAAGTTTTGATGGGTCGCCTTCTCTTCTTTTGCCAAATTCGTAGTCAATATCAAGTTGAAGTTCAGACTTTGCGGTGTTGATAACCTGCAAGATAGAATAACCCTTTCCTATTCCTAAATTGAATAGTGTGGGTTGATTGTCGTATTTTGTTTGAAGATAGTTGTCTGCTAACACATGAGCATCTGCTACATCGGAAACATGCACAAAATCACGAATACATGTACCATCAGGTGTATTATAATCGTTACCATTTACAATAAACTCCTTTTTATTATTTAGACTTTCGAACATTAGCGGAATCAAATGTGTTTCTGGTTCGTGCATCTCACCCATCTCACCATCTGGATCAGCACCAGCAAGATTGAAGAATCTAAAAATAATATGATTTACTTTTGAATCACGAATGGCACACTCAGCAGCATACTTACTGTTTGCATAAGGATTGTTGTTACCTACTTGAGCTTTCTCAGAGAGTGTGGTAAGTTGAGGACTATAAAGACCGGCAGTAGAAGAATAAACAATATTCCTAACATTATACATCCTCATAAAATATAATAAATTGCAAGTGCCTCCTACATTGACATCCCAAAACACTTCAGGGAATTCAACTGATTCACCAACTTCAATTCGACCTGCAAGATGAAAAACGATATCAGGTGTCCAGTTTACAAAAACTCTGGACAAGTCTTGATAAGAACGAATATCACCAGGACAATAAACATCCCAGTAAACATCACTCTGTGGTGTTTTGATATCAAAACAGACTGTGTAATAGCCTGCTTTCTTTAGTGCTTTTGCTAAATGTGAACCAAGATAACCCGAACCGCCAGTTACCAGTGCTTTTCTCATCTATCTCTTTCAGATAAAATAGGATTCTTGATTGGCCAAAAGAAGTTGTGCATCGGGTCATTCCACTTGATTGTGAATTGTGACTCACGATCATAAAATTCACTTAGTTTGTAACTGAATACCGCTTCATCAGACATAACCAAGTGGCCATTACCAAACTTTGGCGGTATCAGCAATTGATGCTTGTTACGATCCGATAGCGTGATAGTGAACCATTGATTGTATTGTTCATGCTCAGGATCACGATTGATGATGACCATGTGAATGGTGCCATACAAACATGATACCAGTTTGGTCGTTTTATTATCTCCATGAATGCCACGCAGAGTATGTTTGCGTGATGTGGAAATACTATCTACAACAAACGGATAAGATATCTCATCACGATATTTCGTATCATTGTAAGATTCAAAGTTTGTGCCACGAAAATCTTCATACACCGTTGGCTTGATTAACCTTACGCCTTCAAGTTCGGTATTTTCAACTATCATTATCCACTCACAATCGTTATGCCGGGTCCAACGGTGTATTCTTCCTTATACTGTTGTTTCCATGGGAAGCCATTTGGATATTGTTTTTCGTTTTCTGCATTGCCCTTTTCAAAGAATTCTGCATTTACAGAGTTTTCGTTGCCATCTAAACGATAGCACAGTGAATATTCTTTTGAACAAGAGAAGTTTGGAAAGTATTGTTTGAGTGCATTGAAGAATTGACGATCTGCGCCCCACTGTCCATACCATGCTCCGCCGAGTTTTCGTGCAATGTCTGCTTTCACCATGAACGATGAAGTGTCAATGTGATACGCATCTTTGTTGAAATAGATTGGCCATTGACCTAAAGATTCACAGTTATCTTCACAGACAAAGCTACCTTCTTTGTCGTGAACCTTTCTTAGTGAGTATGTCCAATCAACACCCTTTTTGATTCTCTCCACAAGTTTCTCAACATGATTAGGCTCGAACCAATTATCTTCGTCAAGATAACATATGAGGTCAGCATTGACAAGATAGCCACATGCAGCATATACACGATGACCATACCAGCCTTTGCCGATATTTTCTTGCAGACGGATTGTTTTGACTTTTGAAGCACCCTGAAGTTGATTCCAAATTTTGTCGCCATGCTCTTCCTCACCATCAAGAAAAATATAATGCGTCAAATTTTCATATGTTTGTGCTTCAACAGACTGAATACATTTACTTAGAGTTTTTGCTCCGATTGTTGGAGTTACTACTGCTACTTTCATTTTTCACCTTTTTACTAAAAATTTTATCCCAGTTGTCATTGAATTTTTCACGTGGTATTTCAATAGGTCTTGGCTTTGAGCCTTTTCCACCGTCACTCATTCCAGTTCCTCAATATCCAAGATGATGAATTTCTTTTATCACTACCACCTACACCATAGGCAAAATTAATGCCCGGCACATTTACTTCTGCATTGTTTGATTCGTTTCTATCACCACCATTTGCAAACCAAATTTGAAAGTTAGACAATACCGGAAGTATTTGAGAATGATGTTCACGCACACGATAAAGTAAGTCACATGCTGTGCCATCCGAATCGTCGAACTCCCATACTTCATCAACCCAACGAATTGATCCGAGTATTGCTTTACGTTCACGAATGTCCATAAATGGCTTACCTTTTTTACGTGTAAGCCATGCATCAGAGTTTACGCCAACAATGAGTTTGTCACCCATAGCAGATGCATCACGCAACAGTGCAAGGTGACCCGAATGAATGGGATCAAATCCACCAGAGACAACGACTATTTTCATATGACCAAATCAGGAAATGCTTCTTTTACCAAATTAGCAGTTAGTTGTTTTACTTTGAAATCTTTTTGGAATACTTTGATGAGAATTGCTGCTTCATCTCTATGTAATGATTCTAGCATAACCAAAATCATTTGTGTAGTCTTTTCTGCGGTAAACTCTGGTGGTCGCAAAGGATGATTTTTGATAAACCGGTACATGCGTGGCATTTCGGTATCAAGATATGCAAAATTCAAACCAGCAGGTTCTTTTGCTGGCCGATAGATATGCGGCATTATAATATCAAACTCAATTGCAGGATTGAATACTAATTGAAGAAAAAAACGAAAACGTTCATCACCCTCACGGCGTAGAATGTTTATTCGTTCCTGTTTTGTCGTTGCTTTTTCAAATTCCTCAAATATTTCGGAATATAATTTTTCAGAACTCATAATTTCCTTTAAAATTCGTCAATGACTTCAAGTAGATTTTTTAGTTTGTTTGCAATCATATAATTCATGAACTTCTGCTTGTTGTTGCCAGCAGCAGCATCATATGTATCTATGATGCCTTTTTGAAGAGTTTCTGGAATTTTTGTCAAGTCAATCAACAATTCATTTCGCTTATAATTACGCAACATTTCATCAGTACAAAATTCTTCTGGCTTTTGATTGAGCCAGTTGATAATTTTGGCTTCAGTGATAGGCTTTTGACGACCACCTTCAATGAACACATTGTCTTGTGTCAGAATGTTAGGTACGCCATCACCCTTATCACCACGAATGATCATCTGCTTCAACTGAACTGCCGGAAGCGGTTCGTTGATGAACTTCTTCAATATAGGCGAATACTGTTGCACATTAGGATATTTCTGTAACTGTGCAAAGTCTTTGTCGGATGATAGAATCATCACTTTTTCACTAGCAGACTTGAGTATCGCCAATGTAGCAATAATATCATCAGCCTCAGCCGTATCAACATCAATCACTTTGTAAGGTGAGTAATTTTTCAACTCTTCTTTGATTTTATGCAAACATTCAAAGATAGAATTCCAGTCATGCCCAGAAGAATCTCTGGCTTTCTTACGGCTGGCTTTGTATTGTGGAAAATACTCACGGCGCCAGTAATTGCGATTATCACATGCAATCACAACTTCTGGTCCGTGTGTTTCCTTGAACTTTTTGACATATGTTCTTATGACATTCAATATCATATGTCGAACAAGATTTTCTTCAACCGGTTTTTTAGATGAACCGATCTGCTCCATAAGTGACGATATCGCCACTTGATTGTAATCAAAGATTATCATTTTACGTGTTTTCCTAGAATCACACCTTTGAACAAAGTCAAAAGTGCGACTCGTAAATGGAATTTAAATTTACGGTAGTAATAACCACGCATGGTCATTTAGTCACCCTCAGTAGAATTGTATCAACATTGATTCGTCCTGTCAATGCTTTTTCAGCGGCACGAATATCCGTCAAAATATTACGTAACGCTACTTTACCTGCTTTCAATAATTCTGGTAAAGTTACTTCTGGCTTACGAAGTGTTTTGCATACAGATTTGCTTTCGGCAAAGTTTTGTATCGTAGAGCCTTTGATATTCAAACCTGCCGCATCAAGTGCATGATAAACACCGAGTTTACGTGTTTTTGTATTATACACCCACAACGATGATGCACCAATGATTATTTTCGGATCAACCGATACAAGTTTCAATTCAGCAAAGTCTTTTGCATAATTCATCTTACCAACAATCTGTTCAGCAGACTTTGCTTTACGTTTACGTGGCTTACGGGTTTTCACCGCTTCACCAGCCAGTTTCATAGCATCAACAATTACTTGGTCGCAATATGCTACCAACTTTTTCAATTGTACTTTTGTAAAGTTAGAATATGCTTCTTTGACATCATCATCTTTTGTTGTCAAAACATTATCATATTCAACTCGGCGTGTTTTGAAGTGTTCAATTACAAATTTAGCATGAGCGCCTTTTGTTTCCATACTTGTCATTGTTGCATAAGGTGAAACATTTGCTTTGAACTCGGTTGTTATCAATTCGTCAATCTGACCTTCTAGTTCACCAATACATTCACTTGCTTTTCTTTTGATATGATCTTGAATTGATAAGACGTTTGGATTTGCAGTTGTCGGTTTGACAATTGGATTCGACTGTTTGAGTTTGTCAACCGTTTCATCAAAAAATTTGCTGCTGGAAGCGTCCAGAACGCCGCCGGAGCTAACGATTCTACACAGAAACCCAAATGTACTCGAAACGGATTTCAGAGCGTCCAGAGCCGTTATTTTGTATTTCTTTTTTAGAAAGTCGTTGGCGTATTTTGTTGCATCCTTGGCATCACGATTCTGAGCGTACCAGTTCAGTGCTTGCGTAAGTTGCGATTGTGACAATTCACCCGAAAACTTGGGTTCTTTGTTGTTTGATAAGATTGCTTTTATGTCAATTGACTTACCCATAATGACTCCTGAGTGTATTTATTCATGAAACTACAGTATAGCATAAATATACCATAATTGTCAAGTATTGTCTGAGTGGCAATGATTCCCATACTAACTGAGTGTTCCTGGCCACAGGGTACCCCGTTCTGTCTCCTAGTATTAGTGCTTTCGTGATTTCAACGTCCAAGGAAACCCTAATATGTCCGATGATTCGGAAGATATAAAAAACAAACTGGATAAATTCAAAGCAAAAAAGAAAAAACTTACTGTACCAAAAGAGTTTTTAGACAACGCTAATAGTTACGATGATAAATTGGTTGTTGTCAAAATGTTTGCTGAAAAGAATAAACAGAATACAGTCAAGATATTCAAAGATATGCTGAAAGATGCCATAGAGAAAAAAAAGAAAGTATAAGCTAAACTATGGACCCAATAACTCTGTTTGCTCTTGCTAACGGTGCTGTTGCGGCTGTCAAACAAGGGTGTGCATTATATAAAGAAATAGCATCTGCTGCTGGTGATGTCAAGGGAGTGTTGAGTGATCTTGAGGAACAGTTCAATTCAAAGTTCAAAGATCGTGCGCCAACTGTTGCTGAAAAAAATCAGTACATACAAGAAAAAAATCGTGTCCTTGAACTCAGCAAAAAACAGCCCGATGATATCTTTACAGAAATCGGTGAAAGTTTAGGAACATACTTCGAAAACTATGCTACTTGCATGGCAATCTTTGAAGAAGAAGAAAAACATGCTCTAGAAGTTTATAAGGGTGAAACAAGTTTAGGTAAAAGAGCATTACAGCGTGTTTTGATGCAAAGTCGTTTGACGGCAATGGAAGCAGAACTCCGTGAACTTATGGTTTATAACTCACCACCCGAACTTGGTGATTTATACACACGTGTTCAAAAGATGATGGAGCAAATGAAAAAAGAACAAGCAATTGCATTCAAAATACAAAAAGAAAAAGATGCAAAAGCGGCGATAGTCAGGGCAAAAAGAATAAAGAAAATAAGAGAAAAAATTACTACATGGAGTATTGGTGTTATTGCGGTAATTTACATATGTGTGCTGACATGGAGCGTAGTTCAAATAAGAATTGCTGAAAAACCTGAATTAGGAATTTGTCTCATACCAAAAGGAACTTGGCTTTACAAGCATTATAATAATCTCAAATGGGTTGACTGTGAGCCAAATGATTACAATACAAATTATTGATGGTGAGTTATTTTACCTTGTTTACACAAACACAGGTAACAATTTGATTTTGGTTACACGCAGCAATCGGTTAGCAACAATCACTAATGCTGCACTGAAAAACAAAAAAGATGATTCTGGATTTAGATTAGTAGTAAAACCTGAGAGAAGAAAAAAAGCGGCCAGATAGCCGCTTTCTTTTAGTTTTCGGTAAGATGCTTTTCTAATGCTTTTGCATAACGATTTGCATGTGAACGTTCTGCTTTTGCCAAAGTTTCAAACCAATCAGCAACTTCATCAAAACCTTCTTCACGTGCTGTCTTTGCCATGCCTGGATACATGTCTGAATACTCATGTGTTTCACCAGCAATAGCAGCCTCTAACATTTGCCGTGCAGTTTTTGCTGGCATATCTGTACCAGGCTCACCAGCACCACCTTCAATCAAATACTCCATATGACCATGGGCATGGCCTGTTTCACCTTCAGCGGTTGAACGGAACAATGCTGCCAAATCATTCTCACCTGCGATATCACACTGATTTGCGAAATACAGATAACGGCGGTTTGCCATTGATTCACCAGCAAATGCTTCTTTCAAACACTCGGCAGTTTTTGTACCTTTTAACGAACTCATTCTATCTCCTTTTTCCTTAAAGTCCAACTTCCATCTTTGTTATCAATCCATTCAAGTACATCACCTTCTTTCCAGCCTGCTTCGGCAAGAATTTCATCGGTGAATTCTAAAATTGCTTCACCATCAACTTCTTTGACTTCTAATGTCCAACTTTTCATACTATTCCTTGGAGCGGGTGACAGGGATCGAACCTGCGACGAACAGCTTGGAAGGCTGACACTCTACCACTGAGTTACACCCGCACTATTTAACTTTGACTTCTTTCCGCTCAACTCTTTCACCGTTAGGATGGATATATCCGATAAAACCATCAGCATCTTTGTATGATACACCGCCCCAAAAGTAATCTTTATCTTTGAAGAACGAAATTCTCTCATCAGTATAGTTAGTTACATCAATTTTGAGAGAACCTAGCCATTCTTGCCAATTATCATCGGCTTGATCGGCAATCGCAAGTGCCTCATCTTCATTTTCCGCTTCAACTACATGAACATTTCGAAAAGCCGAGATTTGTTCAACAATGTACTTAGGCATGATTACCTCTCAATTGTAAATTTCACAGATTTGATTGAATCCCAACGAAATGAGCGCCAACCTTCAGACTCTACATCCCAAACAGCAATTGCTTCTTGAGATTTTTGTTTCGTTTCTTTGTTTTGAACTTCAGGAAGTACATCTTCTTTCAATGTACACTTCATAATTCGTTCAGAACCGTCTTTTTTCGTAAAAGTGACTTCGACAACATCAGTTTCAAGTACATTTTTGAGCCACTTACGACCTTTTTTTGCATCTTTAGTATCACCAGTAAAAACATTCACCATTTTGATCTCCATGTTATCAGTTTTGTGCTACAGATTCAAGTGCTTCCTTTGCTTTTCGCTTAAATTCACCGTTCATAATATAATCAAGATACTCAATCCACCATTTTTCTGATTTTCCTGACTTTTTGACAATACAGCCTGAAATTCCAGTGCCGACAAGACCTTTTACATACACAAGTGGATCAACAAGTATCGCCTCAAACGCATCATCAAACACTGGAAGACTATTTTCATCATGTGTGAAGAGGCAAAGATGATATTTTAGACCCATGTGTGAACTTTCAACGGGTTCCGAATTTGCTTCTTCATCTTTTATCTTGAAAAATGCAATCTTACAATTTTCCTCATAGTCATTTTCATCAGGAACAAAGTAAAAACCATCAAACTCACTCATTTCATCACGAGGAACTATCTCATGATCATCATCAACTTCTACTTTCGGTGCTTTTTTAGAGAAAAGTGACATAATTTTTTCGGAAGTTTTGTTTTTCGGCAGCACGACTGTAAAAATTGACGATAGAATGTTCAACTTTCATGCTGTATTTGGGTGTGAACAAGTCTTTTGCCACATAGTTTCGTGGCTTAGAGACTTTTTGCGACTGATTTTTCAATTTCTTAGACATGATAGACAGTATATAGCATGAAAAAAACATTGTCAAGTGGCGGAGTGTATTGGATTCGAACCAATGATACCCTTTTGAGGTATGCTTTCTTAGCAGGAAAGTGCCTTCGACCAACTCGGCCAACACTCCAAACTGGCGGAAGCGGTGAGATTCGAACTCACGAACAGTTTCCCGTTGCTGGTTTTCAAGACCAGTGCCTTCAACCACTCGGCCACGCTTCCATAACTGGAGGTAAGGGTCGGATTTGAACCGACGGTTTTACAGTTTTGCAGACTGCTGCTTTGGACCACTCAGCCACCTTACCACGAACTCACACAACATGGCTAGTTTTAGACCAGACCACATCAGAATTGTAACAGATATCGCTAAAGATATCCAATAAAATATGATTGTAAAAAATATTTCTAACATAAATTCTGGTGCATCGTGATGGATTCGAACCACCGACAACCTGCTTGTAAGGCAGGGATTCTACCACTGAACTAACGATGCCTTTACTTATATGGTGGTAATGGTAAGAGTTGAACTTACACTTTACTCCGTATGAAGGAGGCGCACTACCATTATGCTACATTACCATGGTTGCCCCGACAAGAATTGAACTTGTAATGGTCGATTATCAATCGACAGTTATACCATTTAACTACAGGGCAGTCATCATTTGGGGTGTCTAACGAGTACCGACCTCGTACCTACTCTTTCACAGAGAGTAATGCTACCACTACACCATAGACACCATTGTTCTGGTAGTAGACCTAGGATTTGAACCTAGCCGTTTCAGCCCATCTGACCGATCTCCAGAGTTTATAAGTCTCCGCCGCACACCAGTGCTGTCTACCATTGGCCCTGATGTACGGACTCGAACCGCAACTTACGGTTTTGGAGACCGCAGTGCTGCCATTACACCACATCAGGATAAATTGGAGCGGGTAATCGGGCTCGAACCGATGACCTTTTGCTTGGCAAGCAAATGTACTACCAACTGTACTATACCCGCTACGCTACTAAACTTTTGAAACGATCTGCCGCATAACTTGCTGCAAATGCTTTTGGCTTCACCAGCGGCACAACATTACATGTACCTTTGATATAACCAATTGCTTCGTTTACTACACATGAACTACCATGAATTTCACTTGGGTTGATGTCCAAATGAATTTGTATATCATGTGGAATTACTTCATACAATTTCAAATACAAATCAGCCACTTTGTAAACTTCGTTCATCAAACGAAAACGTGGCCGACTTTTCTTTTGTTCATAATCACGTTCACGCTGAACAGCGCCGAATATCTTACAGCCGTGACGACCATCAATGTGGACCACGACTGCTACAATGTAATCAGCAAACCATTCACCATCTATTTGAAAGCGTTCACTGTCAGCACCAATGTAAACTTTCGTATCGGGACCGCATGTGTCAAGAAATGCAGCCACTTCATGTATGTCAATTTCTTTTTTCATGTTTCACCCGTAAATAAAAAAACTGGTGCCCGTTGACAGAATCGAACTGCCAATAGATGATTACAAATCAACTGTTATACCATTTAACTAAACGGGCAAAACTATGGTGGAGGATAGCAGATTCGAACTGCTTACTCATGCTTGCAAAGCACATGTGTTCCCAATTAGCACCAATCCCCCATTACTTTCTGAAAATATACGTAACATCTTTATTTTTCAATTTACGTATATTTGCTAATGGACTATCAAAACCAACTGTGTCCACTAATTTATAACCTCTTTCTTCATGCTTTCGAATAACATCACCAACAAAGTCATACTTTTTGAAATTCATCACATTCCAAGCACTGATACCATCATCACACAATACATTCAAACTTCTGTCGATAAGTGGATACAACCAGTTATCACGCCAAACTTCATATGTATCAAATTTATTATACGATTGATTTTCATCACCCGTGTAAACTTCTAAATTGAAATAGGGCGGTGAAGTCAACACAACATCAACTTTGCCTAAACTCTCAATATCAAAATCTTCAACAGGAACATTATGTAAATAAACTTCAGATTGTATATTGAGAAATTCTATCATTCTCAATAGATTGTTATAAGTTTCAACATTAGGATCACAACTAACATATTTCCAATTGTTAGATACTGTGCCCAACATTCTGCCACCCCAACCAGCACACGGATCAAACAATGTTCCGCTTTTCTTACCAGTCATCATTGTTATCTGTTTAGAAAAATGCGGTCGATAGAAACTAGAATTCGGTAAACCAGCAGTCATAAAAACTGCTCTTCGAATCCAAGATAGCCACAATTGCGACATACCTTGTAAGCCCCATAAACGCACTTTATCCATTATTTCTGGATTTTTCCATGCATCAGCAAATGATAAGCCTTTATCATTTTGAATCGTCCAAAAATTGTCACAAAAGTGTTGACACAATTTCATTCCGGGTTTGAACTGCGCCCCTTTTTTGAATTGTTTAGTCCCACACAATTTTATCCAATCAGTGTTCAACTCTTTGGCCGAATAGTTGTAACGATAATCAATCGCCATCAATTCTTCGGTTGTAATATCTTTTGATAATCTACTTTCAGCCATTTTCTGCAAACCATTCGTCATTACGATACACTATATCATACAAATGACTATCTTTCAAGTTTACTTTGACGGTATTCAAATTTGTTGTGCCTTTTCCTTTGGCAATCATTTTATTTACTCCATCACGCAAAATACTAATTACATATTCCGTATGAGGCTTTATAATTAGCAAACATCTTTCATCATAAAATATTCCAAAATAATGATCATGAAATGCATATCTATCAACACTCTCATGATTATAAGCACCGTTATAAACACCACCGATTGTCAGCGAATTGTATCTTGTGCCTGTCTTTTTGCTTTTTACTTTTTGAAGCAAATTTTTCAAATCTTTATCTTCAATAGCAGAAGATTTATATTCTGCCATTTTGTTTGCATTTGAATCAAACGCATCAGCGCCATACTTTGCAGATTTTTTTCCTGCGCTAATTTTTTCAAAGGCTTGATGATTCAACTTACCAGCCATAACTAATTCACGCCATTTCGTTTTATCTGTTATTTTATGAATGCCTGCTTTTTTGCCCAGGGTCGCAAGCATTTGTGCATGATACGCTATCTGTTCAATCAAATCTGCATCCATAATATCTCCATTAGTTTGGCCGGTCCTGAGAGAATCGAACTCCCACCTGCGGGTCCGTAGCCCGCCGTAATCATCCATTTTACTAAAGACCGTTATTACTTATATGGTGGGTGACCTCGGAGTCGAACCAAGTATGCCGAAGGCGTCTGATTTACAGTCAGGTGCAGTCACCAGTGCTGCTCGTCACCCTACATTCTTGCTTAGGCTACTTGTTTACCAGACAAGCCCCTATGCTGAGTTGTTACCCTGTCCACATCATGTTGAAATTTTCACGCATAATGTACGCTGCTATGTTGTCAGTCACTAGTAACGCTAACGGTGCCATAGCCACCGGGACAGTTATCGTCGCCACACGCTACTTTCAGGAAAGTAGTAACCGGATTTGGCTGCTCAGGTAGGGATCGAACCTACGACACACGGATTAACAGTCCGCTGATCTACCGCTGATCTACTGAGCAATAATTCTTTGGCGACATGTACGGGATTCGAACCCGTGGTCTCCGCCGTGACAGGGCGGCGCATTAGGCCAACTATGCTAACATGCCATATTTTTGGCAGGAGGTACAGGACTCGAACCTGTGCATGTCGGAATCAAAATCCGATGCCTTACCAACTTGGCGAACCTCCAACAAACCATTTATAAGCACACTGGTCACTAATGTGCTTTTAGATGGTGGGGCCACAGGGATTCGAACCCTGACCTGACGGATTAAAAGTCCGCTGTCTTAACCGTTTGACTATAGCCCCTCTATATTATCACTCTTGTCGCTGTCCATAATGGACTCTCCTTTATTTTACAAAAAACCCTAATTCATTTGAATGATACAATCGAACACTTTGATTCAGTTTTACAATTTTATATTCTTTACCACCCAACAGAGAATAACCTCGTTGGAAAAACTTTGCTTCTTTCATACCAATTGCAATTTTTTCTCCCACTTTGTACTTATTGAAACGACCAATGTAACGATTCGTATTCATATCATCTCCAATAATTTAATTGTGGTACACCCAACGGGATTCGAACCCGTGTTACTGCCTTGAAAGGGCAATGTCCTAGGCCTCTAGACGATGGGTGCATAAGCCTAAAATTTAGAACTAACAAGGAACTGACTGTTACATGATGC